GCACTTTCGAAACAAAAATAAGCGTGTAAGTATTGGACCATTTTGGATTTTTAAAAATGGTCCATTTTTAGCAAAACTGGTCCATTTTTGGCATTTTTAGGCCATTTTACTTACACGCTTAATTAAGCGTGTAAGCATATTGGCCATTTTTGGCATTAAGCGTGTAAGTATTTTTTTAAAAATGGTCCAATACTTACACGCTTAATTGCCTTTTACTTACACGCTTAAGCCCTTTTTTGCCATTTTACTTACACGCTTAAGCCCTTTTTTGCCATTTTACTTACACGCTTAAGCCCTTTTTTGCCACCCTTGGACCGTTTTACTTACACGCTTAATCCTTTTACTTACACGCTTAACCGCTTTTTCCACGCCTCTTACACCCGCAAGAGTAGCATCGACCATACCGTAAATGGTCTTCTCGACGTATAATGCGCTCCCCACAGAACAAACATTGACAAACATAATAGCAATGATAGCCCTTTCTTTGAACCGGATTCGTTGCTTTGTAAAGCACTTTTAACATCCCGATTTGCTGTCCCGTAAGGTCCTCGGTTGACCGTTTTCCCATGACCTCGCAACCTCCTACAATCATCATTTGCAACGAAGAGTCACAATAGTATGTTCAAGTTTCTCAATCTTCTCGAGATATCTATGACACAACTTCTCGGTGGTATCACGCTGCATATCAGATGCATTTTTAGCCCAAATAAAGTACACGAGAGCACCGGCCAAAGCCCCACAAACAACACATAAAATATAAAAGCCAACCTCAAAATTCATCGGTCATACACCTTTCTTTTCATCGTTTTTCATCTTCTCAAGCCTTGAAAGTTCATCTGCAAACCAGGCTCGCTTGCCCTCATTATCCCAGTTTCGCATGCCAGTACCGTTCTCAATAAACATACCAGTTAAATACTCTCGCTTACAATATTCACTCCAAGCATCCTTGAGAGCCAGGATCTGTAAATCAATACTTTTCTCCCATTCGTAACTACCTTTAACCATTGATATCGACCTCACTTTCTAATTGAATATGTTCTCCGCATTCCGGACAAGTCGTACTAATGCACTTAATATAATCCATCTCTTCATGCGAAAAACGCTCATTTAAATATACATCATCGATCTTCTCAATACAAAATATGCAATGGCATTTCGGACAATGTACTATCCGGTTCTCAACCAGAGAAAAATATATACCATGTTTTAAAATCTTCATAAAATACCTCCGAAAAATATAAAGAGGCCGTGCAACATTTGTCGCACAAGCCTCTTTAACATTATAAGCCGTTCTTATACTCCTCACAAATGATCTGGTACCATTGGTCGAAAGTTTTAATCTCGAAGCCAGGAATATTGAGTTTCATTTTATCATACCCTACAATTCTGAGTGGTGCTATAAGACATGTCGAATACACATAAGCGACACCAACAATACCAAACTGCCTCTCCCATGGACGTCGATTGTGTCCAATTGCATCCATTAGAATCGCCGGTATCATAGCCACCAAGCATACGATCGTACATGGTATATACCACGCAACAAATAGGGCTTTAAACCCAAATTCACCGATCTTAAACATAACCTCAACAAAAGCATTCATAAAATTATTCATAAGAACACCTCCTTATTAAGGTGCGTGTTTCATTTGCGAGAGAAAATATAAAAGAAAAAGCGAGAAGGTCACTCCTCGCCACGATTCTCGTCAGCCTTTCTGAACTCTTCAAACCAAAACGCGTCGAGTTCGTCCATTGTTGTCTTAGCAAACTCGTCGCTTGGCTTGATTTTCAGATAATTCTGAGTTGTCTTATCAATCGTATCAGTAATCTTCTCGCTGCTTCTTATCTCTCTGAATCCTCTCATAATATTACCTCCTTTTATGACAAACGGATTCAATTCTTTCTATAAGAAGCCTTGAAAATGTTGTGAATCACTCCTTCATCTGAGAATATAATTCGTCGATTTCGTTCAAAAACATCTCTTTTTCTTCCGTAAGTATAGCTAAGCGCCGCTCCCATTCTCCAATCTCAGTCTCGCAAGTGGAAATTTGCTTCGAATTTAGCTCCAATTTCCTTGAAATTTCGACAATTTTCTCAATAATATCATTTTTGCCCGATTCTTCCATAGAAATCTACCTCTTTTATCCCAATGTTTCCTATAATATCTCGTCGAATGTCCCTGTAAACTGCAAAAATGTGCTCCTGGAAGGCAAAAAAGTCATAAGATGTGCGATGTTCGTCTAAAAATCTTAGCAAATCCTCGACATCAGCCCATCTTTTATGTCCTTCTCGCCATCCTTTAACCTTTCCTCGAGAAATCCAAGTGTAAATCAGTGCTCGCCCAACGCCAAGAATCTCAGAAGCCTTCGGAACACTGATTCCACGGATAAAAATATCAATGGAGGGGACAAGAAGCCACTCATCCCGTGACGAAACGTACCATTTTGTTTCAAATTCAATGTTATAATCATGATTTTGACTGAAATTTATCATATTTTTTACTCCGTCTACATAAAATCACTTCGATTTGTGCAATATCAGGCGTCTTTTCAAGTCCCAATTCTCAGTTTCGAGTGCATCTTTCTCTTTGAAGACCTTCCAAAGCGTAATTTCATCCGAAATAAGCCAAATGACAAGCCCCAAAACCGCCAAACCAAGCATAATTTTCACAAACATACCGAATTTGCCTCCAATTTCTACACAAAATATCAATTAATCGATGACGCCAAGCCGAATATTCTCGCTTAGCCACCACATAGCTTGTCTCCAAAGGTCCACGGATCGCATATCGGCATCATCAGGACGCCTATCTACCTGAAAAATGCCTCCCTCACCGTCAGAATCGTACTCTCTATACACAATTTGCTCCACTTTTTGCTCACAAAACAGCTCCCAATCACGATTCCAGACCCCATCAGTCGCTCGACTAAGCCCAATATTGTCGATAAATATCCAAAACCAATCGAGATGACGGTCTCCATATCGCTCCTCCCACATCACTTTATCGTCGATTTTAACAGCTAGAGCCATCAAAACCTCCAAAAAGCTCACTCCGTCGGTCCTTCCACACGATTTCACAACGCCAGAGTGGGTGTCAACGAACGTTTTTCTCAAATCAAGTCCCTCGACAACCCTTGAAGAGTCATCCGGACCGTTTTCCAACCCGACAAACCCGAGTGTAAAGAGCTTCCAGAGCAGTTTTCTATAATATAGGCCTCTAAACTCCGCCACAAGCCACTCGAAATATAATAAAACGTCATGATCAAAGCCATAATCCATATAATCTTCCAATAAAATAACCTCCTTAGAGTAGAAAAAAAATAAAGGAGGAGCCTGTTAAGACTCCTCATAGTACCTCGCCGCCATCTTGGAAACCCAAGACAGTGCCTCATCGAGGCTGTTGAATATCTTCTCTTTACCGCTCCAAACGTCTGGCTTTGTCTTCAAACGCCGGCAAATCTTAGCAATATATCCAATATCAACAGCCTTTTCAATTCCTGCCTTGAAATCATAAGCATCAAGATTCATAATAGTTTTCATAAAATCTCCTCCTTTAATATCCAGGGATACAAGCCATTTGCTTCATTCCCTTCTATTAAGAGGACTGAAAATAATGCGAATACACCCCTCCAGAAGCCCTCAGAATGCCCTGTATGACGCTTAGGAGGTACACCAGCAAACAACCCGCCCAACGTGCTGGAACGCCATACAGAGCCTTCTGAGAGCTCCTAGAGGCATTGTAGAAGCCCTCTCATTAGTATTTAGTCATCAATCAGACCAGATTTCGTGTGTTCATTCAAATCCATAATGGCCTGGGCTTCCTTGAGTCTCGGATCGACGCTCATCATAGACATCACAGCATCATGAATCGCATCACCGTCAACCTCCACAACAGGCCCTTCTTCAACGGGCTCCATAATCTCTCCAGTACCATCTGACTCCTTTTCAGCATTAAGGGTGTCATCGAACTCCACCGCCTCGATAAGCCAATACGCATCGCCGAACGCTTTCTTAGCGTCGAATTCGCCACAAACTTCATAAACTCGCTTCACGCCACTAATCGCTGACTTGAATTTGAAGTGGTTCTTAAGAAGGTAGTTCTCAAGTGCCATGATGCCCTGCTCGTGGTTCAAAATCGTAATAATCATATTATTCCTCCTAAAAGTTCATAAATTATCAAGTTCTTCGTCGTTTTCGCCGAATTCATAACGATGCCATACACCATCTCTCGGAGGGCCTGCCGTATGTCTGTGTTCATTCATACCGCTACCTATCGATTTAAACAGCATATACACCTCTTTCAAATCATCGTTTTGAATATAAAGGGGATCCGGTGCTTCTTCGACCAGGACATCCATCATACCTTTGCCAAGATAAACCCAAGCATCTGATTGCTCAGCGAAGAGTGTGCCATCAACGTTATATACGTCTCTAGTCTCGTCATCGAAATATAATTCATATCCTCGATAATCGAAGACTGATTCGCACATTTGATAATACTCGTCTTCCGAAATATAATACGGATGGTCGACATATGGTCTGGTCTTGATGCCTCTAGCATCCTTATCCGCCTTTACTTCCCGTTCTTTCTCCTTTGCATCACGATATCGAGTGAGTGTGATACCGGAATAAGTCGCTTCACTCTTATACTGTTCTCGATATGCATCGATATAAGCCTGACAAACGGCCTCGTCTTCTGGAGAAATATTATTCTTGTCCTTGCTCGTATCTTCGTCGACGTCCTTTTTCTCATCCTCGAAAAGATCCTCGCCTCGAATATACGCTGCTTTGATTTCCTCCACCTCATCGTAGTATTTGTCCTCCCAGCGCTCTTTTTGAATTTTATACGCAGCGACACCACCGACAATTGCTCCGACAACAAGCCCTATCAAACCTTTAATCGTCCCGCTATTCATAAAATATAATACCTCCCTTACCCCTCGATATCGATAGAATAAAGCTCCTTTAGATCATCATTTCGAATATAAACAGGTTCCTTAGCCTTCTGAATTTCATTGTAAAGATCCCAACCAAAAGCTGTCTGAGGATCCACGAATGCATCACCATTCTCATGGAACAGCTCCTTATCGTCTGCCGAAAGAAACAGTTCATATGTCTTATATCCGACTGGAATGTTATCGGAATAATACTCGTCTTCCGAAATATAATAAGCGTTTACTTTCATACCTTTCTTATCCTCCTTCAAAGATTCTTCAGTATCGCTCCTATCGCTAGATGTATAGTCGCGAGTCAGAGCCGAATAGTTTGTCTTTCTTGTATCAACAGGTCTTTTGAGTTTGTCCTCCGAATTCGTGGTAGGCGTCGTGGGGGTTGTGGGAGGTTCTGAAATATCGTCCTTACTGCTCTCTCTCATTGCCTTCGACGCCTCGAGAACAGACTCCGGAATATCATTACTCTCTTCTACCTTTTTACCATCGAGAGATTTCTTGTAATCCTCAATCTCCTTCAGAAACTGCGCGGATAGCTTCTTATCCTGGTAAAGCCACACAGAGACGCCCGATATAGCAGCACCAACCACAAATCCAATTACGCCTTTGATATTGTCATTCATCACTATTTCCTCCTTGTGATTTAAAATATAAAAGAAAAAAGGAGGAGCCTTGTTAAGACTCCTTATCCTCGCTTTCTCTGATTTCGAACAACGCCGTAGTAAACCCCTTAGCATTCTCGAGCTGATCCTCGTCGAAGTATGCAAGTCCAGTTGTTCTCCATCGAAGGAACCCCTTCTTCTGAATTACCACCATGTACTTGTACTTCGGATCATTCTCAAGCTCCATGAGTTTAACTCTATGTCGCTCATTCTCACAGATTTTAATAATATTGTTCATAACAAACCCTCCTTTTCTATAAAGAGAGCTGCATGAATTGCGAAAAGAAAAAGGGAAGGGCCTCATGCCCCTCTCCTTTCTACAACCACTTGATAGCGATCATATGCAAGATTGTGCTGGATCCAGGTGTCATAATTTTTGTCATCGTACTTCTTGCAGCATTCCTCGAAATACTTATGCGCATCTTCTGCGTCTATAAAGTATTTCTGAATAATGCAATGCTTAAGCCCGAAAACTTTTTTCACCTTATTCATCCAATTCATTTCATTCTTAAACATAAAATCAACCTCCTTAAAGTTGTGTGTATTCTTTCTATTAAGGAGATTGAAAATGTTGCGAGGCTCTACAAACATCATTCTCCGGGCTTCTTAAGGCTTAGTCGGCCTTTATCGTGCAGCTCCCAGAGAAGATTCTCAAGAGCCTCACGACCTTTCTCATCTGTATAAATGTTGCGCTCACAAGCTTTGCAATATCTCTGCCCAACATTGATGAGTTTCCCGCAACCTTTACAGATGTTATACTCAAGTTCCATCATTTCCATAAGATTCCTCCTTATCATCGCCAAGCAAAATATAATATTTCGCCAAAGCAAATCCGCCCCAGCATCCGCCAAAAAGCAAAGTGAGGCCGGCGAATATTGCACAACACCACAGCCATACGATTTTTTCGGCGTCTCCATCTATATACACAAGCTTACCATACAAAAAACTGATAAGCGTCAAAAATTCACCGCAACTAGTCAAGAAACCAGCCTTAAATATCAAGTTGTTAATTTTCTCTATAACCGTCATGTTGTCCTCCTATGAAAAAGAAAGGGAAGAGGCACAACGCCTCACTCCCATGGATCCTCACCAAATATGCCGTAGAAGGTATATTCAATGATGTAAAACAAGATTGCCACGACTGCAATAAACAGCATAATGCCTGCTGTCATATCAAATGCGCTAGTCTCAGCCAATCGCCCCGCCAAAGCACAAGCGATGAATCCGATACTACCGATTTTGATTCCTGTATTTGCTGCTTTATGCAGTCGCTTCATTATTCCATACATTGTTTTCATAATATCATCCTCCTAAATATAATTTTGGTTTTCACCTATAAAGGGAGATGATTATTATGCGAGGGTTTATGTCTCGTCCCCGCTCAGAATATCAAGCTCCTTCTGAAGCTCTTCAAGAGACTTACCCCTGAGTGCGTCGTCCTCCTTCTGAGCCATGATGCTCATAATCTTCTGCATCTTCTGCTGCTTCTCGAGCCTTCTCGAATGTTTCCTTTTTGTCGTTGAAGATCTCCTTGACAATATCCATAGAAATCTTGAGACGCTGAGCCTCTTCCGAGTTTGTCTTGTCAGTGTCAATAAGGCTGTCGCAGTCATCGCCTACAATCTTGTAATAGGCGCTACCGAGAGTCTTGTAGATAATATCAAGATCCTCCATACGCAGCTTAAAGAGATCCTCAACAGTAATGTTACCGCGGTAAGGAAATCTCAGAGCGTTCTGAGCAGCGTACTTGAAAACATCCATCTTTTCAGTCTTCTTAGTCATAATTACTTTCCTCCATTAGTCTTTACTTCGCGAAATCGCACGCCTTAATCTTAACAACGAGACGGTTGCCGAGTCGATCAAACAAATCATTTTCTGGTTTAGCTACCACACCTTCCATAGGAGCCTTGCCGATTGTACTCATTGGTCTAGCTTTGACATATTCAACCGCTTCTGGTAAAGTCATTATTCCAAGAATAGGTACTGTTTCCACGCCAAAGCAGGTAGCGATATCTTCCACTGAGTCGCGCTTAATCCATACATCGCCGACCATAACATCGAACATGATAAATGATACATCATCCGGCCGATACAGTGAACCATTCTTCTGAATCTTTTTGCCGTATCCTTCGCCATATAATGTAACAGTACAGCTTCCAAATTTCTGTTCGAATAATTCCTCGGCCTCTAATGTACAAAATGTCGAGTTTAGATAGTTAACCAAGTCGGACGGAATCTGGGCGCGATCGGTTCTACCGGCAAGTTCTACTCTGTGACCATCCCAGTGAATACGAATATTGGTACCATCGATCTTTTCTGTGATAATCCACGGAATATTCCTTAGCATTTCTACAGTCTCGTTACGATAATCGCCTTCAATGAGCTTTTTGGTACCGGTAACGTCGCGGTTAAAAATAGTTTCGATTTTATGATACTCTCTCATCGCTTTTCATTACCTCCATTAATTAAAACTTGATTCTATATACCTTCGTATCGGTATCATTTGTAACCTTGACAACAAGTTCTGCCCGTCTATCAAGTGCAAAGCCCAGACCAGAAAGCTGATCATCGGTGCTTTCAACTCTCATTTGTCCACCCAGAGCTTCCATAACTTTACGATGGTTGTAAAGATCCGACACGAGGTATTCATTATACATACCACTGGGATTCTCATCGCTGATGCAATCTTTCAACATAAACATCAGATGCTTATGTCCGCAAGGATTTTCGCAAGCAGCCCAGTAGTTGGGAGAATAACAAACAGCCGATACCGGAACGAACTTATTAGTGGGTACATTCCAGATAGTGCGGGCGGATTCTCCATCTTCGGGAATGATATGCCTGATTGTAAATGCTCCATTAGCATAGAGGAATACATCTGCCACAACAATCATCTCGTCTGTCTTCATCGGCTTGTTGTAGTCGTACTTGAAGATTCGCCCATCGTACTCAATCTCAGCTCTGAAACCTTTAAGTGCGGATCCAGAATACTGATGAACGCCGAATATATAATGACCAGGTTTCATACGAGTACGGTCTTCAAACGTGATGTTCTCAACAGCGATCTCACCATTAGGTCTGATAATATCCACGTCAAGTTGACCACCGTTCAGTGAGACTTTAGGCGCCCTGTAGGTTCTAAAGTAAATTTCCCGACCATTAGCCTCAACACAGTGAGCATCAAGGTCACAATTATCATGACCGTTCTCATTCCACTGAATAGAGAATCTAAGGTCGCCGGTTACGCTACCGCCTGCTGCTTTTACTCTCGCCTTCATGTCACTGTCAGCAAGGTTGCCAGCGTATGCCCAGGAGAAGCTGTTCCCCCACTTAAACATAGACTTGGATTCACCGTTTACCGGAGCGATAAGCGACACAAGATTTCTTGCATGCTTATTCTCAAAGTACGCTTCAATACTGCGAGCAGAGGGAAGAATGTCATTGACGAACTCCTCAGCAGATACTTCAGGGACATTGTCGAAGTTCTTTGCTTTACCGACAGGCTTTACCGAGGTCATGCCAGAGAGAATATCAAACACGTCCTTAGAATCCTTCATACGCTCTACAGAATCTCTGTCTGCAAACAGTACATCATTCACCGAAATATCATCCAATTTAGCGAATCGTCTAGGCAGAGAATCCAAATAGCCAAGATCTGAAATGGTCTTCTTGGCCTCTTCCAGCATCTTCTTTGTAAAGATGGGTTTTGGACGGCGATAGTTCGTAGGTGCCGTAACAACTTCATAATGTCTCACAGCTTCCTCAACATCCATACCCTTAGACAGGTCAACGAGAAGAGTACCGATGGCCGTATTGCGAATTCTGCATACATTAAACCCTGCCTTTACAGAGTTTTCCCAAGCGAATTTCTCAAGTGACTCATAGTGTTCAAAAGCCACAGTGTAGGCAATCTTATAATCTCTAAACGCCGTTACCATCTTGTAGTAAGTATCGCCTTGATACAGATTATTAGACTCACAAAGATCAATAACCGTATCAATAGCGTCCATGTCGATTTCTCGAAGTGCTCGCTCAAACACCTCCATGCCTGTCTTATAGTCGTTGAGCTTGGCGTTTCTTGAGACAGAATCCTTGATCACATATCTTTCAGGAAGTTCGAGATAGAAGTGATTAAACTCGTGTCTCTCGCCGTCATCATAAAGTGCAAAGTTATGATGCACTCCGATCTTAGCCTCCCTTGAAAGGAAGACATTCTCAATACCGTCGGTAGTAGCTCTCGACCGCACATATTCGGCCATGTTATACGCCATTCTGCCATAATCCGGATCAGGATACGCTTCGGGAATATCCCAAATAGTTTCAATCAGTCCATCCTTAATTGTCACAACATTACCGATTTGCTTGATAAAATGTCTGCAGCAAGAACAGTCGTATTCTCGTCTTACACGAAAGATTGGATTCTGCTCATCGGTGAAAGAATTAAGATACGTTTCCCACATCTCATCCTTGTCCACCAGTACTTCAAATAACGGCGCTCCGTCAGACACCATTTTGTTAAAGTGCTCGATAATCTTATTTCTCATTTCTACAAAGGTCATGACATTTCCTCCTTTTAATTCAGTCCGTGTCCTTTTTAAAACCTAAAATATAAAGACAAACCGAAAAAGAGGCTCTATGTTCTGCGCGCATAGAATATAAAACCCCAAATCGGTTCGTCTTATTGTTTACTTGTTCTGCATCGCCCAAGCCTCTTCGTCCATACGCTCGTAAACGCTATCGTGCTCAGCTCTACCAGCCTCCGCATCTGCGAGAGCCTTCTGAATCTTGCACATCTGATTGAACCCAAGACCGTTGTTACGAGTGTCAACATTGTAAACCTTATCGTCAATAATACCATCAACATTGAAGTCAAGCACGATGATACGTTCCATGCGGTCTCTGTCGATGAAGTCCTTGAAACGAGGATCAGTATAAGTCAGATCGATACCAAAAGAAATCTTGCCATCGCCATTACCGTTCTTTCTCCAGCCGACATGATGACCGATTTCAGTCTCCTCATACCCGAGCATCTGATATACATCGTTCAGATATACATAACCGACGCGATCGAGCTTCTCATTAGCAAACTCCTCAAGTCTCTTCAAGTGATTGCGATTCCATACATTGCCACTGTCGGACTTCTCATAAATCGGATTCGTCTCGTCAAAGATTCTTGCATACGGGCTTCCAAGAGGATAGTCAATGACCTCCTTGGATTCTACGACAGTCTCCTCAAGACCCGTCTCCGGATTTACAACCTTCTTCTCAGTCACCTCAGTCTTAGTACCGTAAAGATACTTTGCGTCGGCTTCCTTGCCACCGTCAGCGATTACTCGGCTTCTGTAAACCTTGAATGCGGTATCAAGCGCAGAGTAAGCTGTGAGAAGGGCTGCATTTCTGTCTCTCAGAATCTTATGAGACCAGAGAATGAGTGCAAGACCTGTTACGAGGAATCCAACACCAGGAGCATACTCCTTCACAACAGTAGCACCGGTCTTGAGTACACTCTTAGCAGTTCTCTTGTACACGATTGCCTTGTCCTTGGCCGCATCAGTCTTTGAATACTTGGTATTGTCCTTAAGCTCTACCTCATTCTCAAGACCTTCGTCGATTTCCTGCATATCAGCCTTTGCCTGATCTACAGTCTCCTCCAGCTCCTCCTTAAGTTCCTGCTTCTTCTCAGCAATCTTAAGAGTTGCCTTGCTGGTGAATACAACACCTGCGATCACAGACGCGCAACCGAGACCAACCAGGATCTCAGGTGCATGCTCGATGACGCCTCTCTTTACGACGTCAAATGTGTCTTTCAAATTGAAACTCATTATCGTTTCCTCCTTGTGATAAAAAATATAAAAATTGAAGAGAATGGTTTTTATTCATTCTCCATTAAGGGCATTGTTTATTTTGCGAGTCGACTTACTTCATTCCCGGAATATAATCTACCGTTCTGCCCCAATCACCGTGAATGACTTCCACCATAATCGGTATATTTTCGATGTCACAGTCAACTGAAACTACGATACTGTCTCCGTCCTGCTCGAGCCATCTAATATACCAGTCAGACATCATTCCTTTAAAGGTCAAGCTATCCTTCACCGCCCTGTTAAGGAAGTTCTCAATATACTTCTTCGGAACTCTCATATCGACTTCACCTTTAATAAACTTCTCCCAGTTCGTCATCTTCGTTTCCTTCTTATTTTTCTCAAGTCTCTCAAGAGCAAGTTTAGCACCGGCATAAATGTCAAACACATCGTCATCGTGACAAACAGCAGTCCCAATGCCAACCTTCTTACCGTTAGAATATAAAGTAGCCGTAGTGGTCTTACCGTCATTGGTAATTACGATTTTGTCGTTTTTTGTTTCTTCTTCGAAAACAAGCTCAACCGTAGGAATAATATATGAAGATATACTGTCACAGAGAACTCCATTACGCACGGTACCACCAGCAATAATGAATACAGGGTAGCACCTAGTTTCTTCCAACAATCTTTTTCCAATATGGTCATCTTCAAGCAATGATGTTTTGCTATTTCCCCATACATATCCTTTCTCGTGAAGAAATCGAAGCGTTCTTGACGCATTCTTGTATGTCCTTATTACTATGCGAAACTCTTTACGCCGAAATGCCTCCCAATCAAAATCCTTAGCCTTTACTCTCTTAATCTCTTTCATATTCTTATCCTCCTCAAAATTAATCACGACTTCATAACCCTTACATGAATATTCACGTAAGACACCGTTTTCCAGAACACCTCCGGCACGAATATAAATTGACTCTTGCTTTATGTCATCGAGTAACTGATCTGTCGTAATACTGTCCTCAATTAGAGACTTCCCTGATATACCCCAATAGTACCCTTTCGCAGAAAGCGCCTGAAGGACCGCTAGTAAATTCTGAGATGAATCTGATACAATACAAAACTCACTTCGCCGAAACCCATCCCAGTCAAAGTCATTAATCTTTACGGTTTTCATTTAAGTTTTCTCCTTTAAAAATCTTCGGTAATAACCTGACACTCATCAGTGTCAAACTCGCCACTAAGCAATAGCTTAAGTATGTCATGATGTGGCCCTATCTCCCGACTGGTATTCGCGCACTTACCAAACGTGATCTCAAACATATCACCAATAGAAGGATGAATAAAGAGTCTAAACCCGTATTTATCAATCATACGGCTATTAGCAAATATAATATTACGCGTGTGAATAATGACGTCGCCCTCACGATATTGGCCTTTGTTATTTAATACTCGGCATAAACCATAATAAGATTCAATAACGTCTCCGTCCAGACGACTCCATCGCGGCATATTTATGCCAAACCAAACATGAAGTTCCTTTTTCATAAATTGCCGTCCTCTCCCCAAAGCTTATCGATTATGTGATTTCTCACTACCTTGGCAGCTTCGGTCTTGGAAATGTACCAATTACAATTCTCGCATTTACACCATCCGAGGCCTTGTTTATTTATCTCGCAGCAGCACGTCGGAATGTGTGCCCCCATGTCTTGTGCTTCATTATAATAGAAGCAGTCTCGCTTATATACTTCCATGTGCTTATCACCCTCCCAACATAGGGCACGGGCAGTCCCATTCATAATCAGCATACTTGATATCTTCATTTCGTCGGATCTCTCCGTTAATGATTTCAACAAGTTGCCCAAATTCCATCCCTCGCTCATATGCCTCTACTTTCATATCGACTCTATATTCTTGACACACTGCCTGAAGCTCCTCAGCGTTTATATACCAAGCCGCTTCAAAATGTAAGAATAGCGTGTGTCCTTCACAAAAGTCCATATACTCGTCGCATATAATAAAATGACGGCTAGTGTTTTTAATCCATCGCTCTCCTGTGCCGGAAGTACTAAACTCTAAACAGCCGTCGTCCTCTTCCACCACAAGTTTACTAGGAGTCCAATCAATCCCTTCTTCCATAAACTTGCGAACGTTCTCAAGCGTTCCTCGTACTTTTAATGTTCTCTCACACCAGTTTGGCATAACTATTTACCTCCTCATTATTCTCTAGAGTCAATCCCAGTGATTTCTTCGAATACGTCCGCATCGAAGTTCGGTATTTCGCGCACAGCTTGTCGTTCGCCATCTGTGAAATTAGCCCACATTTGTCGGCAGGCTGTTTTGAAATCGTTTACTTTTGGATATACACCGGTTGAGCTATGTTCTGAAGGGATCCAGACCGTATGTTGGAATCCAAAGCTAATAAGCTTCATTCCTTTAGTCATTAAAAAATCGCGTCTATCTATTTCTAATGGTTTATTAAAAGCCATAACGGGTGATTCAACGGTGTTAAAAAACCCGATAGAATAGTCTGCCGTATTATAGCATCCGGTATTCCAGTTTCCAATATTATAGTTTCCAGTATTATAGTCTCCTGCATTACAGTATCCCGCATTCCAGTCTCCAATATTATAGTTTCCAGTATTATAGTTTCCAGTATTATAGTCTCCTGTGTTACGGATTCCAGCATTATAGTTTCCAGCGTTATTATTTCCGGTATTCCCCAACCCTGTACAATTTTTCCCATCATTGACGAGATCGAGAACTTCATGCCACGGTATTTCTCGAATGATATGGATCTTATTTGTCACTGATTTATCACCCGTGACTATTACGTTACCGATCGCCTCTATCTCTGCCACGTGATTAGAACTGTCAAACGGATAGTAATTAAAGCATGCTGACGGTTTTTGACAAAAATGAAATCCCGCTTCGCAAACAGCAATAGGTCCGTCGTGAGTGTAAGTCTGTCCAACTTCGTATTGAAATTCTCGGCATGTCCAGTCTGGGTTGAAAACCTTGTAACCTTTAACTCCCATAAAATGTACCTCCATTCAAAATATAAAAGAGAAAGGAGCCCGTTTAAGACTCCTCCTCATTTTCGCCGTAATATACGAAACCTTCCCAAAGTAGCTGCATCTCGTCCCAAGGTCCCTCAATGTGAAGAGTAGTCCCGTCTCTCGTGATATCAATTTCGTCACCGCGTTTAAATAAATCGCAAGCCTGTCTTAAGGCGTCACGCACCGGTTCTACCTCTTCGAGATTTCTACAACTATATTTAAATCCAAACCGTTCCATAAAAACGCACCTCCAATAAAAATATAAACGTGTTATACGTCCCAACCAATCATAGGCATACAGCAAAGCTCCGCGTCAGAATATTCGCTATACTTGATCTCGCCGACAATTCTTAGTTTGAAATAGTCAGTTCTCATGTAATGGCTAAGATCCCCGGTTCTAAACAGATCGAGTACCTTATCTATATCCGGTACGTTGTCAGTATCCCAGAATATCTTGAATCTAAATAGCTCATTATCGCTGATAACCTGCTGATATTTAACATCTTTAATAGAGCAGTTGACGTTATTCATGTTTAGATACAAAAGTACGTTCTTCAGATGTGTGATATTGTTCTCCCAGTTCTCAAACGACAAGATAGGCTCCTCATTGATAAGAACCTCTAAAGTCGCATGTCCGATAGTATGAATTTTCATAACTCTTTACCTCCAATCAAAAATATAAAAAAGAAAGGAGCCTGTTTAAGACTCCTTATCCTTCTGCATATGATCAATTTCTTGGACCATTTGCTCGATCTCAATCAACGCAAACGGGTCATCATATAACCTTTTGAACATCGTTTCCATAACATTTTTGCCAAACATAGCTATAAGCTCATTTCGTCCTTCTAGTTTCGATTCTAACGAGCGCTTGGCATCATTAATTACCTCGCGCATCATAAAATCGTATGCTTCCGGCTCGTCTCGCTTCAATTTTGCTATGTTATGTGCCACTATAGTAAGCTTGGTCATTTCCTCGTTCACCTTAATCTCATCCATAACAAAATACCTCCTTTGAAATTTGAACATATCGTTCTATAAAGAGACCTGTCTAGATTGCGAGAAATATCATATAGGATTAATAGTAGTAATATTTTCTTAGTAGAAGCTTGGTGTCCATACTCTCGGCTAGCTTTGATAGTCTTTTATACTCATCCCACAATTGGCAATATTCGATGAAACTATTATCATGGTAAGGATCACAATAATAGCCTACTCCTGGAATATACTTATAATCCGGACGCTCTTTATCAAGTTCTTTTATACGAACCCATACGCCTAACATAGTCAATATGATATCGTCAAGCGTCATGTTTTCCTCACTCATTACTTTCCACCTCCTTTAAATATAAATAGGCGACCTTTTTAGTTGGTAAATTTCGCCCTTGATGATCGGATTGTTCCTCGTATTGTATGCTGTAGTCCTCCACTAACTTTTGTTTGAATAGTCTATGTATCAATTCTGACATTACGTATGGAGGAACTTCTATCGTTGGTCTACCCATGATAAGTACCTTATATTTCATAGATGATGGTTGCCAAATATAAAGATCCGTTTCAGGAAAGTCTTCAGATCCATGATTTATGATTATTTCATTAGCCGTAGCAATCTCAATCTCATTCGCTGTCATCGTCCACCACCCCCACTATCTCGGCCAGCATCCACGATACAAAGTTTATCTGCCGTTCTGTCTTATTGATAGCCTGGCGATAACGATCCATAACTGAATCATAGTTTTCAGGCACTTTTGTTGACTCCCGATCTATTGATTCTAGGTTCTTAAGTGTTTCGACAGCCTCCTTGTAGTCATCGATAGCTTGGCGGAAAACGTCAAGAAGCGCTATGTATTTTTTTCTAGGATACTTAATTTTGAATCGCATTCCTTTAGGAAATGCAGATTGACAACATGCCGGTTGCGGATGTGGCGATAAATTTGGCTTGTCGGACCACCCGCCAATAGGTTCCCAAGCGCCGCCTTCATCGTTTAAGAGATGTCCTTCAGTCAGTCCCATTAGTATCCCTCCTTTAATCCAAGTACGAAAGACAGAACTCTTTGATAACACTTATTGCACAGACCCATGTCGATATCCTTCTGAATTCGCGTCTTATCTTCCGTCAATGAATATTCGCAATTATTCAGCTGGACACTGTGAAATATAAAAGCGTCAAGTCCGATCATCTTATTTCCACAACCATCGCAGACATTTACCGGTATATTATTCTCGAATGTTATTTGCATTCCTTATCCTCCTTTACTTCTCCACACTTATGAAGCGGCAGATCGAATCTTACAGCCTTGATTCTGTCAATCGGAATATCCTCATCGATCCACCATGCCTCGCCAAATTTGTTGTGATGGTCGGGAAGCTTATATGCTGGTCCTCCTTTAACCTCATAGATAACTGTACGACCTGTATGAATACACCAGGCCATAGCAGCCTGAAGAGTTGTGAATCCTCTAACCGGCTTTAAAATGGCTCCGGTCTCATGATATTTCTTAGCTTTCTTAGGTGTGGTACAGTGGTAAAGAACGACTTTGTGAAGATGATCGTTCACACCGAAATATACTTTTAAGTAAGACGAGATCACATCCAAATCATACGAAGAATATCCGGTGTGATGTTCGCCATCCTCGTCATCGTATACAATTGAGTAGTACGGTTTAGTTTTACCGATCTCCCCAGCAGAAACGTCCCAGACCTCCAACCTTACAAACTTCTCTTTACTCATTTCTCTTCCTCCTTTACAGGTTCACCTTCGCCCATAGCGATTAACTGGCAGTTGTAGTGAATGCCTTTCATAATTTGTGATTTTCTATTCATGAGAACTCTAGTCATATCTGCTAGTAAGTCCTTACCGCCAGTAGACTGTAACTCAAAAATCTCAGTGATACTGTTCAAATCCGAATCAACCTTGAAATACTCGTCAATTTGCTCTTTCAGTATAGACAATACTGTGTCGTATCGGCCTTTTTTCGGAATATATGCGCTCATTCTTCTTCCTCCTCTTCATGCTCGTCCCACGTATGCTCATGACTGCATTCAAAATATAAAGAGTTCGTCCTATTGTAGCTGTCCTCGATGTACTCCTCGAACATCTTCTTAGCGCAGCCGACACATACATCATACGTCTCTACACTATCAATACTATCGTTGCCCCAGTCGTGATGACCGGTAACAATATTGTAATAGTGTATCATCTCTTTGAGTCCAGGCTTCGTATACCCATCTTTGGTATGAAACCACAGATGTCTCCCGCAGCGATCACATCTGCACTCTTCACTAATGACGGTGTCTTGATAAAGTATTTCCTTCTTAGTCTCAGTCTTTACCATTACTAACAGCCTCCTTTAATTTATTAAACGCTTTCATAGTTTCTTCAAAATTCTGATCACGATACTCAGGAACCCACCGCTCAGAATCTGCCCAAAAAGATAGACGTATTACAAGCCTCTGACATATCTCATATGATCCATATTGACTCATAATAAGCTTAGCCATATCAATCTGATCCTTACTAGGATTTACCAAATGCATGCTGCCATAACGTTGATACTCATCTCTAATTCGATAATCATTCTCTATGATAAACTCAGGAATATCATTAAGGACGTCCAGAAGTATACCATAATCACACCCTCCGAACATAACGTATCCTTTAGTAAAGAAATCTTGTTCGTGTCCAGAACAAGAATACAAAGTATTAAACCCGGCGTCATTAAGTACCCGGATGCAATCTGAGATCAAATTGTCAACCTCAATTTCATCTTCGCCTATCTTTACCACCGATTGCTTTCTTGTTGGATCGGCAGCCCGCTTCTCTAAGAGCTTCTTATACCCTGCATCAAGCTCCTCCATTTTCTTCCTACGCTCCTCAATAGTCATGCTAATTACCCCCAATCTAAAATATAAAAGACTAAAGAGCCATGTATAAAACATGACTCTTTAAAGTCCTCATTCGATGGTGATACTTATTACTTCTTGATTTTCACAGATAGCATTACAGCAGCGTTCGACGCCTTGTATTGTTCGCACATCATCTGCATATCGTTCAAGTACATTCCCATGACCATCACGAGTCTCTCTTTCTGTTAGATAGAGACCATCATGATTATTTGTGAATATAACCTTACGAATATGACCGCTCGAATAATACAAAACGCTAACCTTTTCCGCTTCATAAAACCGTTTCATCATTCCCACAATATCAGCTCCTTTCTATAAGGAGAGCTGGCTAGTTTGCGAATAGCTGTTTATATGAACACTCAGGGCACTTGGTATATGCGCAGTGAGTCGTAGCTACGAATTCCTTATCAGCATAAATAGTGGCATCTTCATCTTCGTCTGTAAATATAAAATCGTAGGGCCCCGTTACTTCATACTCACATCCACAGGCACCACAAGTGACAGGGAAGATGCCAAAGTACTTTCCATTCTTTGTTACTTTCATTCGTCGATCACCTCAACACAATCGTACTGGCCAATACTACGGCACTCATATAAAAATTCGGTACCGACATTCGCCCTTTCGGTATCGTCAATACAACATTCATATTTGTTTATTAGGTGATGTAAGCTAGCTACAAATCCAGACAAATTCCGAACTGATATCGGTTTGCGTACTTCTGGTTCAGCTGATAAGTACTCCTCACAGCTAGCATATTTTTTCATCGCAGCAAGTGCATCCTCATAAAGCTGAGTAATTCGTTCGTTCCTTGTGTCTTTCATTATTCTCCCTCCAATATAGAAACATACCATGGACGATTGATTTCAAGCCAGGGTATAATTTCGTCCCATAAATATCGATTTGCACCTCCCCATTTCGGCAGTTTATGGGTTGGCATACCATTTTCTGTCCACTTGTATACGGCGCTTCGTGTCACGTATAAACGATCGGCAATTTCTTCGGCTGTTACGTAATCACCGGTTGCACGATATTCTGCTAAAAAGTTTTTAAATGCAATTTGAAAATCTCGCATCTCATCATCGTTTTCTATATCTTTTAATGTATATTGTGTCCGGTAATCTGAAGTAGTATCGCTTTTGTATTTAAACATAATTTCAAGCATTACTTTTATTCTCCCTCCTATAGCAATTGAATTCGGAACTCAGTTCTCGTACCTTATCCATATCGATAGCGAGTATTGGGTCAGGCTTAAGCACCTTTACTATTTCGTCGTTATTCGATGCTACACTAAGGTAGGCGGATAGCCTCGTGGCATTGTGCATAGGATCATAGAATTCTTCGAAATGAATATAATTATTCTGCATACAGTAAATACCAAGCTGATGGGCTAACTGGATCTTTGTATCAGCCATGATTTCCTCCTCAGCGATACGGTGTCGCATAAAGTCGGATAATGCAAGTTCCGCTGATACACCAATAGGTTTTGCACCTATCACGTGTAGCTCATGGATCGTATGTCCTTCCTTTAATTTCTCATAGTCTTTTTTGAGGCTATTGTATTTTTCTGTCTGTTTGTGAAACGCGCTATCATGTATAGAGAGTTGATCGACGAGATCCTTAATTTTAAGTTTGGACTTAAAATATAAATATGTCATGAAGCTTATCACTATAGTGCAAACTGCCAAACCAGCTGACAGCCAATCAACGATCGTGTATCCTGTATCTTCCATTATTCTTCCTCCTTTAAATCGGTTACGATAGCAGTATCAAGATCTTGCTTTTTCTTATCGCCGTCTTCGTCAATATAAATAATATATTGACCCCTTTCCTCGATTACATAAGTCCAATCAGTATGATGGTATCCGTCATCATCCGTGTATTTAATTCGATAGTTGTACTTGTTGTCAGAATACTTATACGCCAGGTCTAATACGCACCAAAGTAATAAAAAGAATAATACAAGAACCAGTACGATTACTATCACAACACTCAGCTCTTCATGATATAATGCGAAGTCTTCTATTTTATCTAATATCGGCTCTGTGATTCTAACTAGCGGATCATCATATTCTTCATGATACAATTCCTCTTCACAATACGGACAAGTCCAATAAAATTTAGTGACGTGGTGGTTATCAGAATCGATATCGTTTTTATAATTTTGTATGTCCTCTTTGTCTAGTACGACTTTGCAGCCGCACTTGGAGCATTTGCATTTCCATCTCTTGGCTTATTCTAACTTCTTAGCATTTCCGTATTTTAAGATGATCATTTCCGCCACTCCTTTAAAAATCTGTCATAATCAGGAAAATTGACCTTAAGTCCCTCGATGTCAATACCATAATCTTTTTGCATTGAATCTATGAGATCCATACACCGGCATTCCTTACCAAGAATATCACGCCGTGCCAGCACTCGACGGAATTCATCATGAACCTTAATAATATCATCACGATTCAAGCCACATAGTTCCATGGCGTACAAAGTCATACACTCTCCTTGTGCAACATACACAGGAGCACATTCCTTTAACGCTTCGTATATGATAGATTCGTCACGGTCCCTTACTCGTTTAGCGATCGTTCGCATATGTCTTATCCGCCTCCTTTTCGAGCTCCTTAACTCGGTTTTCCAATGCATAAATATGATTCCAGATATTCGTCACGTCCATTTTTGATCGTTCAAAGCGTACGGTTGCGGAAACAACATCATCAATAATATGATAAACTATATACCTCATGTCTGGGTCTAAACTATTAAGTCTAGCTTTCTCACGAGCGTCCATGTTTTCGTACCAGTTGTATTCTCCCGGAATTGCAATACTACTCATTTTCCAGCCTCCTTAAAATATAAAAAAGAAGGGACACTGTAAAAGCATCCCTAACTTAAAATGTCAGATTGTCTTCATTCCGTCTGACCGCAATACAATGACATCCTTTTCCTCTTCGATTTGCTGAACCCTAAAGTCTATCACCGCACTGTAACAGATGATAGATCGCTGAAGGTCTTCGATCTTCTCGTCATAGTATTTCTTAAACAGATTTCGAAAAATACTACTTTGAGCCTTCTCGAGACGTTCTTTATAGCCATCTCTGATATTTACATACAGCATCAGTGTAGGGTCCCAAAACCACAGGACCTTCTTTTTGTCATTAGTCTTAGTCGTTTCAGTCATTTAGACCACCATCCTTTCTATTAAGACAGTGGTTTCATTTGCGAGAAAAATATCAGTGTTCCGGCAAATATGGCAACGGCATAAACGCCAAGAACTTCTCAGGCCAGTCCCAACAGTAGATCGTGTTATTGACATGGTCATAATGCTCTGGATCTAGTTTATATGGAGTGATCGACACAACTTCAATAGAACTACTTGGATCGATGTGCATCTTAATTTTCATGGGAGTTTCATAACCTTTGATCCACCCAAGATAAAACCAATGATCTTCGAAGCCATATTCCTCTAAGAATTTAGTTGCGTCAAAGTTGTCGTGACCAGGACCGAAATCTTTGTCCTTATTGAATTTGAAATGATTATAATCGAATATCGTCCATGCGGGTTTCTCAACATAAACGAGTTTTCCGCCATGCTCAATTTCTTCTCTTATTCCATTATACGCGGCGATTTCTTCGTTCATTTTTTTAAGATTCTCGTCACTTGGACTTAGCTGTAATAGACCTAGCCGGAATATCATTTGTAGCTCGTGATGGAGTGCCTCTTCAGCAACACCCGCTAATACTTCTTCGGCTGTTTTCATCAGAACATCCCCTCCGTATAGTCTTCTCGCACATCATATCCAAAGAACCAATTTTCGTGTTCAATTTCGTCTACAGGAAAATCCGCTGGCACTCTCGTAACAAGTGTTGCGAAGTCCGTGTATCCTGCCTCGTTGTGATCCATATTGTAATGACCGCAAAGCTCTTCAATACGGTCAGTTGCAATATGGTTGTTCAGTGTTTCAATAAACATATATTCCATAACAATTACCTCCAAAATATAAAACTCAAGTCTCTACAGAAAATGGATACTTACAGCCGTTCTCCTTAAACCCCATAATGATTCTGTTACGAAGTTTCTCAACTCGCATATACATCGCGTTGTTACGAAGCTCGGGAAGGGCCTTAGCAAGCCCCTCCATATGATCGCATCGAAGTTCTTTCATAAAGTCAAGCTGTCCGTCAAGAGTTTTGAGAATGTAACGGTACTCCCATTCAGATTTAATAATCATGTTTTACCTCCAATTATAAAAACAGTTAGGAATATCCATATATTTCTGCGCCTGCTTGTCTTCACGCATCATTTCCCAAATATCATCAAAAACAACAGGTACGAGTTCATGCATCATAACGAGGAGTGGGCATGCTACTCTATTCATATCTGGATGCGCCGGTCCCGTAGTATTCGCTGCCCTAAGCTTGAAGAAGTGCCGCCACTCTCTGTAATTTCCGGTAACGACGATTTCTGTTTTCACGCAGTTCGGAAGTACTGCCCTACACTCTTGTGGAGTGTGTCCGCTGTCTCTCAAGTAATAATAGGCGCTCGATGCACTGGTCAAGTATTCATCGAATACCTTCTGGTCATTGAATGTAGCATCATTATACCAAAACGGTCTGATAAACACGAGTCCACCTGCCTTACCGCCATCGTTATAATCCACGTATCTGGTACTCTCTTGTGCAAACGAGAAGTGTCTATGCCTCACGATTTCATGAGACACGCCTCGGTCCGTTACAAAACGAACTGACAGAATGGAGTGTTCAAGCATTGCATCATGGCCTCTCTTGATAAGCCCCTTGACAAAACGCTTAGAAACCTCAGGATCGCCATCGGGATTTGCACTCTCACTTTTGTAACAAGTTCTTGCCGCTTCTTCAATGAGGGTATACTCGTTACCCTTGATCGGGGTAAGGATCTCTGTATGCGGGTCAATAATCATATGTGCTTTAGCCATTTTAGTTTTCCTCCTTGCATTCAACATTACGCCTGCCACAGTTAGGGCAATATCTTGTAAATTCCTTTAAATCTGCGCCGCAAGCACAGCACTCGAACATGTCTGGTTCGTCTACATGTTCAATAATGTGTGTGATTGCTTCAGACTTGACACCGGTCTCAAACTCGTGGAATACAGCATCGCCGAGATTACGAAGATTAGTATATCGATGAAACAGATTCCGAAGCGCCTCAACATGATCGGTAGTTAGACTTTCGCTTGTAAGCTCGTTTTCATAGAGTATTTTATGAAGCTCTCCAGAAAATGTCTCCTCAATAGCCTGTTCATACAGTTCCTTGAAGTCTTTCATTCTTTCTCCTCCTTGAAATTAATATTAAATCTGCCGCAATGCGGACAGTATTCTGTGGATTCCAAAAGTTCAGAACAACATCTTGTACATATATAAGGCAAATTCGCGTTCGTGTCGTGAATTACATCCATGATTCTTGTAAATGCCTTCTGGCCTTCGTCACCTTTCTCACTGTCGTTAGAAGCCACGCATTTATTAAGGTTAGGGGGTGCCATATTTTCATAATCTTGTTTGGCCATTATAGCTATCGCTTTAGCAATGATGTCCATTTGATGTTCAGCGTTAATCTGTTCGATCGTCATCTCACTATCTTTTTTGCTGGCATCCATACGATCTCGCAGTCCGTCATCTACAAATTCAGTATCACCTAATTTGCGAAGATCCTTATATCGTTGGAACAAATTGCGAAAAGCCTCTCTATTCTCCTTGGAGAGAGGCTTTTCGGTAAGCTCATTGTCATAGAGCATTCTATGAAGTTTTCCCGAAAACGTTGCCTCAATTGCCTGTTCGTACAATGTCTTGAAGTCTTCCATACATCTTCCTCCTTTAACCGTGCTGAACAAAAAGTCCTGTTACAGCTTTCTTAGATTCCTCTGCCAGCGCTTTACGATCAGCATTAATCTCGTCTGCCGCCACTCCGATCCATTCACTAACGGCCTCTTCGTTTTCATTTGTTACGAAATCGACCATCGAAATATTTTTGCTATGACACTCGTCCCATTTCTCAATCATTCGATCAAGGTACCAGCGTGCTTTCTCAAGGTCCTCCTTTCCATTTTTACGAGGCGCTCGAGACACGTATTTAATTACGTTCCCAAAGTTAAATATCATCGCTTCGGGATAGTTTTTAGAGTATTCCTCGATATAGTCGATAACTTCTATCTTTCCCTGATAGTGATTTGGGTGGTTTACCTTCTCAGCCATTGTTTTCTTCCTCCTTTAAGTGTTTAATATAGCATTCAGGATGATAGTACATTTTATCAGTTGTGTACACATGTACAAGCTCACATCGCATGGTTTTCATTCTTTCTTCTCCTTACAAATCGGTGTTCCTGGTTCCGGTGGATTAGTTAACGCATTGACAACGCCAGGCGGATATACATACAAATCGTTTAAAGACGCGAGCGGTCCGCCAATATCACAGCAAGACGGCGGCAATGGGCTGCAATATGATGGTACTGGTACGCAATAGTCGAGCTCTCTATCTCCGATTTCTTTGCGCAAAATATCAATCTTTTTATGAAGTTCTTCGCATTCTAAAGCTTGCATTGCGTTGAACTTTGCGGCGATTCTTGCCCAATTTTCGTTAACCTCTTTCTGAATATCGTCATTCTTCATCATCGTCTTCCTCTCCATAATCATAAACCGTATAGAAAAGATGGTCTTTAAAGTCAATCTTTCCGTGATCGAAAAGAGCCTCAGTGGTTTCTTCCATATACTGGTATACTTGAGAATCGTAGCAATGCGCAATAATAGTTCCGCATTTACACAAACCTACACCAGTAACTGTTCCGAACTCATTGTACAAAACAAGCACATCGTCAACCTCGCTGATTCTATATGAACCGAAATTATCACATTGATACCGAATAAGCATTTTAAACCTCCTGCGTAGTAAGATCGTCGATTAGAATCTCAATGTCATCAATGAGAGATTCGGCATCATTGCAGAATTTCATCTCATCATCGCTTAGAGTGTATCCTCGCTCCTCGATGAATTCCTTTAATTGCGTAAGATGCTGGTATAGCCCAGAAATATCATCGATAAAGGCGGATTTTACAAGATTATTCTCAAAGACCATTACTCTTCCTCCTCTGAAAATTCAACGTCAGTTCCAAACATGGCTCTCATATGCGTCCAGGCGTTTTTATTAGTCATGCCAATATCATGGATGACATATAGTCGCTCCCATGAATTATTGTGGTTTTGTATATAATCGAAAGTCACGCCCATATTACGGAGTCTTGTTTCGACTCTTACGCAAAGTTGTCTTGTTGTAGTTTTAATTGTTCCAGTCATAATTATTTCTCCTTCACATTTAATAAATCACCAAATATAAAATCCTCATGGTGAGAATCTCGTCGAATGAACTGGTCTAAACGTAACCAATATTTACGCCAAATCGATTGTTTCTTTTGCTTTTGCATCCAGTCTCGAAGCTCTACAACATCCATAACAAATGCCTTATATGGACCAGTGTTACTTGCTGGAAAATCATCGTATTTCCTAATCCACATCCCAACAGTATATGGGCTAATGTCAAGAATACAAGAAACATCACGAATGTTATAGAGTCTCATTCCTTTTTCGCCTTCTTTCTATACGACTTTGGCCCGTTAAGCCCAAGTTCGTTACGCTTCTTAAAAACATATTTGTGAAATTCGATTACGTCTGGCGTACCGCAATAGAATTTGTTCGCATAGAAAGAGACTCTACGATATCTTGGCCCCCATTTGTCAGAATTAGAATTCTTATGCTGAACGAGTAACCAAATATAAACGTCTCCAAGATAGAATTTGAACACTTTACTGTTTCCACATTGCGGCATTCCTTGAGTAACCCAGTGTCGAATAGCTCCAGGGCTAACGTTTACGATCTCAGCAAGTTCTTTCGTGTTAAAAATAAGCTTATCCATTATACACCACCTCCATTATTGTATACATTGATCACAACTGGCTTAGAATTTCTTGAGACAAGACTAAATATAATTGCCGCGCACGAGAGAATGCAAGCGCCAATTAAAAGCTTTTGTCCATTTTCGCCAGTCGTTGCATTATCAACCTTCTTTTTTACTTCCTTCTTAACAGCCTTAGATGATTTCTTAGCAACCTTCTGGCATACAGAATCGATGAGTTCATCAAACATACAAATTTCCTCCTTTTAGTCCATGTGAAAATCCGTGTCTTCAAACAAATACCACCCATAACACCATGAGGGAAGATAATCAGTATCGAAATATAAATCATCACCCTCAATATACCACTCGATCATTCCGTTGTCACCAAATTCGTATATATAGCCTATCTCATATGTATCGAGTAGCGATGTAAATTCTCGAAAAGCGAGAAGACTATCATCCGTTTTGGCAAATATCAATTGGAGTACCTCCTTTTAGAATATTCGCTCTCGTCTTGCAAGTCCCGGCTCCATGCCGATACCGTTGCTAACGCCGATATGAAACGCCTCAAGTATAAAAGGTGGAATCTTTATAAAGCATAAATTATCGCATAAAACATACCATTCGAGAACACCACCAATGTTCTTATACATATAAGGAGCATCTATGTATTCGAGCCAGTCAGACAATTTACGAATAACTTTTAACGAATCTTCCGTCCTAAGAATCGTCATTTTTAATCCTTCCTTTCAACCTCCTCATTAAGAAGTCTTTCGAGACATTTATGACAATCACCCTCGCATTCGTTCGCATATATACCAGTAATGATGTCCCGCATACAGGTTGTTCCATTAGTCGCGTTATCGCTAAGCATATACAAGATGTCAATCATCGCCATCTTGTTCAGCTTGTCTCTCCATTTCATCCTCGCATACCCCTTTCTTTTCTTTACTATAAGCGCAAATATCAATCCAGTTCGAATAATCCCAACAGTCGAAACACTCAAATACATCACCAGGTCCGGCATGATAACAATTGCTACAATTTCGTTCCATATTCATTGCTCCATTCAGAAAATAAAAAATGAGGGCAGTTGTAAAACCACCCTCGACAAACCCTTAATCCTTAGCGAACATCTCTTCGACATCTGCCATCATGGATACCGCAATGTCAGGCTCTTCAATGATCGCAACATCGAGTTCGTCGCCATTGTTAAACACATAAGCGCCGTTCCCGTTATCGAGATTCATCATCATAGCACCGGTAATTGCGTCCAATCTTTGACCAGATTCAGTTACTAAGTCATGGGGTTCTGTCGGTCCGGCATACGGCCCCCATTCATTGTTCTCCACGAAAAACTTTATCGTTCCCGGAGACTGCTTCTGAATCTTCTCGCCAAGTGCACGAGCATGGATCTCCATACCATTTGTCTCGCCTCGACTCTCGCCAACCTTATACGCGATTGCTCCAGTAGCAACACTACCAAGAACCGTAGTTCCGATAGCCGTCAATACCGGATGCTTCTGCGTCCAGTTGTAAGTCTTGACAATGGTATCCTCGACCTTGTCTCTTACTTTCTTCAGCTTTTCATTCATATTATGTACCTCCAAAATATAAAATTTTTCAGGCATCTCTGCCTATTAAGAGCCCTGTCTCGTTTGCGATTCGAATAATGCATCAAACTGACGAATCTCGTAATGCGAGAACCAAAACATCTTATTTTGTTTGTTCTTTTCCCATTGATTCTCGTCGTTTGTAAGACCCAAACCGAAGTAGCACTGATATTCCTGTTCTCTTAATTTTCCAACGGCCGTTCGTAAGTAGTATCTATATCGAGAAGGATCGTTTGACGATAAATATAAAAAGTCCATGCCTGGCAAGCTATCCATAACTACAAATGGTTTGTCTTCGGTGACTATACCATCATGAATATCAACCCGACGAACGAGGTTGCAGTTATGAATGAGCCACATTTGCGTTCTATAAAAACCAATCCACGATCCATACACATCTCCGTCACCAATCCATCCGTGAAAGTCATCGACCTCGATTGGTGCTCCGTTTTCATCATAAATATAATCCGGATGGTGCATAAGCGTCGCATCGGTTTCCGGGTCGATAAGCTTTCCGTTCCTTACGATAATAGCTCCATAAATATCAGACATGACAATCCGCCTCCTTTTTAGAATGGGCATGTATGCTCTTGACAATATCCCTCATACGGTGGATCTAAACATGTTTCGGTTTCACCAAGCCTTTCATAACACGGAGTTCCATATATAACAGGATCGCCTTTTATATACGTATCGATAACCGTCTTCTTCTGAACCGTTAAGAAGTTATACGCATCACGAGTCATTTCCTTCACTCGGCATCCAGGCATGAGCATGTCGAGCGCATCAAGTCTAAGATGAACCTCGTCTATAATTGTCATGACCTCATCGACAATTTGCGGGTCGTCCATCCATCCGCATTCAATGATCGTCTCGTCCTCTGAGATATATTCGGACCCATTTAGACAACATCCACAAGGTTGCTGTGCTCCAAGTAATTCGTTGTATTTGAACACACATGTTTTACAAGGATCTTGTCCGTCATAAACCGGTTCCATAAATATCACTCCTTTTTAATTGGTAAAAAGAAAAGGGCCCTGTTTAAGAGCCCAATTCCTTCTAAGTCATTTTAACCTCCATTTTACTTAGAGCGCATTGGTCGGGATGTACGCTGGATATAATGCCTCCTTGATCACGCCATTAAGCGCCAGTTCGAGACTATCGACCTCCGCGAGAAGATCTTCGTTAAAATCCTCGCCATCTTCGAGAATCTTAGGAAGTCCCTCTGCAAGTTTCATTGCCTCTTTTACGTGGCTGCATACGCACTTCCAAGAAGTTGCATCCTTCACATCCATAATCTTAATAACCATATGTATACCTCCAAATATAAATTTTTGGCTTTCATGCCTATTAGGAGGGCTGTTTCGTTTGCGAGACTTACTTTCTTACTTGCGACTGAATATAAGCGCTTTTAAGAAGATAGGAAACAAAAATGTTATGAAAGGCATTCGCAATATCGTCCGCAGATCGATGCTCCTTCATTCGAGTTTTTGTTTGCTCAAGCTCCTTGACGAATTCTTCATTCATCTGCTTCATGAGTTCACCATATGCATTCGTGATGCCGGCAGAAGCGACAGCGTTCGTGTAATCGTCCATAAATATCAATCCTCCCAATGCATAATAAGTCTATCAAGATACCATCGAGCTTTTTTCAGATCCTCAACGCCATTCTTATGCTTGGCTCTAAGAACATATTTTACAATATTCCCAAAGCGAAATCCATTGGCGCCGTTGTATTCCTTTCCGAATTCGTCAATAATATCAATGACTTCGAATTTTCCAGAGTTGTAATGAGACGGATGGTTTACATTATCCGACTCATTTTCTAGAGCTGGACGAATATCAATGAGATCGATAAGATTACGTCCTTCCATTTCGCCATCAAGAATGATACCATTAGTGTATATGTAGCCCTCTCTTGTACAGTTTCTGATGTAATTGATGACCGATTCATATATAACATCATAGCTGTCTTTGTCGTCGAACATTATTGTCGGTTCGAATGAGTTCTTTACAGGTCCTTCGAACTTGAATTTAACTTTCATTTATTCTACTCCTTTTACTTTCTGCTTTGCACGATACTTCCAGTTATATACCTGGCTTGTCGAAATTCCAAAATAATTAGCAACGGCATAAGACTTTTCGCTACCCCATTTGTCAAGCCAAAGAGCCGCCTCCTGAGTAGTTCTGAATAATGGATCGCCTCTCTTGACCCCTCTACGAAGACGAGTTTCCAAATCCATAATGCATTTCTTTGCATCAACCATCGGTTTCTCCGATTCTGTTACTGTGGTTACTACTGGTTCGCTTTCTACAACCGATTCTTTAGGCTTGACATACACAGTAGTATCGTCAACGAACAACGATCTCTGAATGAGACCGATAATTGTTTCTGTGTCATTTTCTGTGAAAGAATATAAATACTTCGTGAATTCATTAGCGCCCTTGGTCGTGATCTGAGAGATTACCATTTTTGATTCTACATCGCTAAGCGGATTGTAGAAGCAAATATCAGTGTTTCTCGTATCAGAGGACGTAATATTCGTCGTAAGGGGAACACAAGAAATCATGCTTCCGTTTACACGAACAATAAAATAGGGCCTAGAACCATTGAGCGCCTTGTGATTCGCAGCACGAAGGGCGTCCGTCACTGCCTGTTCTTCGCCACAGAACCAAACCTGCCCCTTCTTAAATTTCTGAATATTAAATTCATACTTCTTGTACATACGCAAATCCTCCTTTTATTTACCATTACGTACGTCTTTGAGATAACAATCCGTATGCCAGTAACAATCATGCCCTGACATAACGTAGTCGTCTTCGTTAATGTTTATTTCCTTGTGGCAGCTCATGCATTCTTTTTTATAATCGTTTTGTGTATCCATTCGTCCTAGTAGTCCGGCAGCAATGATACACAGCACAATGAATATAAAGAATGTTGACTGTTTTTTCATTTTGTTACTCCTCTTTGTTGTATACGGTTCATCTGTCTGTTCTGTTTTATGTTTACCCACGTTTGAATCGCTTTGTCAGACAAACCGTAAATATAAATGAGATTGGAGACTGCTATTAGCACATCCCCAATCTCTTCTTCCATATGAGACCCATTCTCCGTCCCTCGAATCTGTTTCGAGATACATTGAATCAGTTCGCTGCATTCTTCTGTTGCGTTTGTTGCCGTATCAATTTCTCCAAAATAATCGCAAGATGCCTTGATGAGTTCTTTGTTAATATCAATCATTATTCTGTTGTGTCTCCTTTTCAACTTTATACAGTCGATGCGGAAGAACGTCTGTAATCTTCCATTCTCCAGATGCTGTCTTGTACGGAACGAAAAGCTCGGCATCTGTCCATCCGAACTCTCTCCATTCCTGTGGAATATCATTGCTTTCCGGATATGGCAGATGCTCGGTGACAGATCGCTCAAGCATGAACTCAGCGAATGTAACATAGCCCTCATCCTTAATCGCCTGCACGATATCGCACATTGAGGTATACGCCGATGCCTGAGTCTCAAACGTCATCGGAACGAGGTTGAAGTCATAGTCAAGTTTAACATCCTCATCGACGTTCTCGACAGCGCCTTCTCCTTTGAACTTCGTCGTGCAAATATCAAGAGACTCTGCAACTCTGTCACAAACGCCCTTAACTGTTGCTTTGATTTGATCCTTTCTCTCGACGCCGAGATTTGCAACATATCCTACAGCAGCACCAAGACCAAACAGAATAAGACTTTTTCTTGTGTTATTCATAACATAATCCTCCTTTAATCAATGTTATTCATTTTACAGAAAGCAAAACGCTCACTATATGAATGAAGATCGTGCAAATGCTCGTTCAACGTATTCTCAATGAGATCGAGCAGTTCATCTTTTTCGGGTGTCCTTTCCAAAATATGAAAATCAATGACTACCACGGAATACCCTTCGTTGAGTTTAAGCCAGTCTTTAACGTCATTGAGTGTTGTGTTGTTGGTAATCGACGCAGCGATGAGAAATTCGTCCTCGAGACCGCGCCGAATATCATCAATTGAACTCTCTGGCGTGAAACCTCTATACCCAAGATAATCGCCCACTGCAAAACCGAAATCTTCGAAAAGACCGAGTTTAAGTCCTTTCGCAGTGTCCGGAACCAGGTCGATAATATTATGCTTTTCTACATACATCATAACAATTTCCTCCTTTGAAAATATAAAACTTACCAACAGAAATGTCCCACAAGTAAACCAATACCAAAAGGAACGCCGAAGAGAATGACATATGCGAGAATTCGTGCAATAATATCAGTAATACTAATTTCTGGAAGTTTATCAAATTTCATATCTTACGCTCCAATCTTCAGAACTTCGTAATCAAGCCCTTCTGTAAGGGGCTCGAGCATTGCTTTGAACTCGGCATCAGAATAACTCTTCAGCTCTTTCCAGTTGAACCAGCGCTTTGTAGGAATGGGCTCCCACATAACGCCATTTACACGTACATTCAGCGCATCCTTAAGAATCATATCCATATTATTTACCTCCTCAGATTCGGTTCGATTTCTATCGGCTCTCTCGCTAAGAAGCTCGATAGTCCTGTTCACATTGTCATCGTTATAATCCTGATAAGTCTTAAAACTCATTCGTTTGCCTCCTCGAGCTATTCATTAAACTCTTTGCAGCAATCTGTGCAAAGCTCATATGTTTTCTTTCCGAAATATCCATCGGTAAGGTTCCATGATCCTTGGGTAATGGTGTTAAGTCCCTTAACCTTTACATTGGATCCTTGTCGATTTACCTCATAGAGGTCGAAGAATTGTCCGCATCGGTCACACTTCGCCGCTTGTGCCATTAGAATTCCTCCTTCGGACATCTTTTAATAGTCTGATAAGAAGCGTACGGTTTATCATAGCTACCATAAGGATAGCGCCGTCTTACAGTGTCTTTTCCGTAGATACTTTCCTCAACAATTCTCGAAATACAATCCTGAATGCCTCGACGAACCTCTTCAGGAATGCATTCTTGCTTATCGATCATCGGCAAAATATCACGAAGAAACGCCACGTCTGTTTCATCACCATCAGTGAGTTCAAGCACCGTTGCAAGATTACCGAGAATGTTTCTAATGGCAGCGTTCAGACGGACATCATGATCATCGTTACGCTTCTCTGTATACTTAACAAAATTCTCCATCATATTAATATTCCTCCTTTAAATATCAATAAATGAGATTGATTGTCTTCGCGGTATTACGGCTGAACTTCGAGTATGTAATGCGAACCAACGCACCAGCATACAAAGAACACCATGTTCCACGATCAATGTTAAATTGACGAAGCTCTCCTGTCGCATCGTTCATAACTGTAACATAACATCTGCACTCTCGACGAGTAATTTTTTCGTTTTCTTTAAGTCCCACATCGACAAAAGCAGGCATCGAGATTTCCTGATTTGGACCATAGGTATTTGAACGCTTCAAATTTCGCATAGGAACCCATTTCTTAATCTCGTAATAATACTTGGTTGCATAGACAGGCTTCTCTGCGTAGGCGGTAAAACCATGCTCGTCCTTGCCAGTAGGAACCTTCTCCATCTCCTTAAACGTCCATTCAGTGCTGATAACTCTCGCGCCAGACGGAGCAGTCCATCCCGATTCCTTAACCATCTTCAGTTCTGACACTGTGACATTAGTTTCCCATCCAAGATTACGAATCTCACCAGTGATTTCGATCGGCTGAGAATCCTTGATGAGATAAGCGAGACCGCCTGCGAGAACTCCGCAGATAGCCGTAGCAACCTTGTGCTCCTTTACAAAGCTTACGATATTACCAAATGTACTCATAATAACTTCCTCCTTTTAGTCCGTGAGTGTTTCCTACAAAAAGAAAAAAGGAAAGGATGACCGAGCGGTCTTCAAAACCGCGTCTCCCGCCAGATTGACCAGCGGGCGTGTTACTCTTACCATACCATTTACGTCCCTGTCAATTCAGGAAGTCATCCATTCCATTAAGGCGGCTGTTTATTTTGCGAGTCGTCACTCTCATAGAGAGGGGCGTGTGGTATCGTGTCTGAAATCAGACTTTTTGCGAGTTTTATTCGCCGTTTACATACTCCTCGTATGAAATATAATCGTCGCCGTATTCCTTTGCGTCATCTTCGTCATACACGATGTCGATGTTTACTTCCGTCGGATCGATTCGTTCATCTGCGCAAAAGTCCTCGAACAACGTAATAGCCTCGTCTTCGGTCTTTGCGCAAAACTGAGTTCCATCTGGCCGGTCATCAATCTCCCACGAAAACTCATAGGTTTTGAACTTATCCATATTATTTAACCTCCATTTTGATTTAAATAGCAACCGGCTCCGGCAAGTCAATGATCCAAAGACCACTCATCGGAGCTCTTTTAACCGTAATCTCAAAGTTCTTGAGATTGTCTTCGTTCCAACCCCACTTCTGTAAGATTGAATTGTTTCGCCTGTCGATGCCTTTCGCATACTCGCCACAAGCATCGTAATACTCATTGATGGAGCAGCGACCATATTCACAAATATATTCGACAATATAATTCTTAACACTTTCAGCATCGGCATATACCATCGGAATGTTCTGGAATCCTGTCAGATAACTTGTCCGTCCATATGTAACGTTCTGTCCGAGTGGCTGATTCTGAGGCTGACGAGTGAGAGCGCTATAGTTTGTACGAGACACTCCAACACCAAGCTTGTTCTGTCCGGTGTTAATCTTCGTATCGCCATACAGCGCCATGTCGATAGCGGCCTTTGATGCGTTCGCAACACCATCGATTACCGCAGGGAGCAACACACCAGTGATGACGAAAGCAGCTACATCCGTGGGATTTCTTCCCTGGAGAAACGTTGACTTGATTTTTCCCCAGAGTCCTGCATTCTTGGGTTTGGCTGCATCCGAGAGAATAGGACGAGGAATCTCTCGGTGTTTCTCAGCTTCTGCCTGAGCATCCTTGCTTACTTGTGAGTTGGCATACGGGTCGATCTTATGTTCTGCCATTTTGAATACCTCCTTATGGTTGTAAAAAATTTAAAGAACGATGTAAATGACAGGATTCAAACCTGCAATCTATTGCGTTTCAGCAATCGTGTTCCCATAACACTTCATTTACATCATTCCTACTATAGCGGTTGTAGAATTTGCGAATCACAGCTTACCGGTAACTGTGAAATATCGGATCGGCGTGAAGGTTAATCTTTAAACATGGAATCTCCGTATCCGGTACAAGCGCTGCATCAACAAGATTATCAACGTTAATGAGACCACTCTCGTTAATATCCCAATAGAACATATCGCCGATGTCTCTGTTTTCAGTAACACCTCTACCATTGCCAGTATCGACAGCAATCTCGTTTAGATCGGCAAGAATCTCGTTCAGACTTACCTGATCGCCATAATTCAGACGACTGTTGATGCGATTAAATACCGCCTTAACGTCATCAATCTTCGCGACAAATGGTACATTAGTATAAGGTGCTAAGAAGATGCTGTACTGAGTATTGATCCCGACATATTCTACGGCTTTCTTATCTGGCGGATTCTTATCGACCTGATCCTGAGCAACCTTCTGGTTGATGAAGCTCATCTTCTTTTCACCAACAACTTCCTCGGTCTTTTTCTGGAATTCCTTGAGACTCATATCAGCAATTGTGTAAGCCGCAGACAGAGCCACCTGACGCTTATCCGAAATATAATCAGACCCGATAATTGCTGCTGCTGAAAGAGCAAAGGAAAGTCCGACACCCCAATACGCAGGGATTACAGCCTTTACGGTTTCGATGGGCGTGAGTGTAATATCATCAATGTTCGTCACGCTTCCGTCTTCCGATCGATCGGCTGCTTTCTCCGCCTTAGCATTCTTGATACGAAGGTCAGCATCGTCCTTCTGTTTGATTGCCCAGATAATGGTTCCAAACATTCCGCTGATGCCAAGCGCCGTGAGAATTTTGGGACTATGCTTGACAAGTACTTTCGTCCCACTCTGCAAGATTTCGTTTACTGCCATTTTGATTTCCTCCTTGTGGTTGTGAAAAATGAAAAAGATAAAGAACGATGTAAAAGGTGGGATTTGAACCCACTACATTTCATTTACATCATTCCTACTATGGGAGTTGTTTTGTTTGCGAGAATGGCAGTACTTTGCCTTTCCAACCATCATATCGTTCTTTATCTTTCTCAAATTCTTTCCGCACCTTTCCAAGAACATCTTCGAGAGATTCCTCGCTATTATGCGGATCATCGCCAGCATTATAAAAACTATATGCGTCAGTCATTCCGAATTCAAATCCGCTACACCAAGGGAATAGACGAAATCGGAATCTGGGTCTCTTGTAGAATTGAGACCCAAGGACGATGTCTTCGTGTTTTAGAATTGCAAACCGTCCATCATTAACCTTTAGCTTTTTACACGCGTGATAGTACCCTTTTGAATATCCAGAGACATACGCTTGAAATTGAAGTCTAGATTTAAGTTTCTCAAACATCATCGTCCTCCTCGAGTGGTTCGTCGATAATGGCATCCATGGTGGAGAAAATAAGGCGAAGAATATCTTCTACCTTTCGCATAATTCGACGATTCGGGAAATCATAAACGGTCTCCTTATCGTAAATGTTTGCGGCAATAAACTCAACCCAGCAGCCTTTTGCTCTCCACCATTTGTCGTAAAAATATACAACGTCGGCTTCTGCTAGTTTTTGGATGGATGCTCCAAGATACCATAGACGAGGGGCATTTAATGGGGCATTCTCGTGTTTAATAGTTTGAATAAGTTCGAGTTCGTCGGTCTCCTTAAGTCGCTCTTCATTTGTAAGGTCCTCTTTCAGAATCTTAAGAGCTTTACTCATATCTTCCTGTACTTCGTTGTCGGGTCGGCCATTCATTTTTAAACTGATAAACGCTTTCATTTTGATTTCCTCCTTAGTTAAAATCGACGTATTTTCTAATCATTTCGCAGATAAAGTCTTTGTCAACATCACAATCATTGTGGTAATTAGCTTCCTGCTCTTTGAATTTGTCAAATTCTTCTTTTGTCGCTCCACCATAGCACATAGCGACGAATAGGTATTGAAGAATCGCTGACGAGTGATAAGGATACTCGACATGTAGCGGATTCTCATCATCGATATAAATCGTGAGCTCATCAATCGGAAGACCAACGCCTAATTCTCGCTCAATTGCGAGTGAGATGTCATTGTTTTCTGGAACTTCAATTTGTTTGCAATCAAGCCGGTTTCTGTCAAGACTATAATAGTCAACAAGAACTTCTACTTTCATATCTGATTACCTCCCATTTTGATTTGGACAAAAAAAAAGAAAAGAGGAGAGGCATTACGCCTCCGCCTCCTCTTCAGGTTCTATCTCAGTTTCCTCTTCCTCCTTCTTCAGCTCTGTTGTCACAGCCTTTCGAATCGCCATGATGCCTTCGATGCAGTCATTAGCGCCATTCATCGCCACTCCTCCCGCAGCAAACAGCAATGCGAAATAACCAACCGCCTCGACGGGGTTAGTAATCTTTGCATCACCGTAAAGCTTGCTGCCGAGCTTGTTGGCGATAATAATGCCGCCAAGACCTGCTGTTGCATTAATAACAACCTTCCAAGTGTTCATAACAATACCTCCAAATAAGTAGTAGACTTTTTACAGTCCCTATTAAGAACGTTGTTTCATTTGCGAATTCTACCCTTCTCGTCAAGCCTTGCGATTAAACGTAAAAGTGTCATAACGTCACCATCTGTAAGATTCTCGATAACGCCGTCAGTAATCTGCGTGTCGTAACAAAGATGCCCTTCCCATGTGACTGATAACTCAAATAAATCCTTATCGGCACCGTGAGAGCCACGTTTCTTAATTACTGACGCTCCGTACTTTGTATCCGGATAGTGAATGATGTATGCGAACCCATTGGCGTTATGCCGCGTCTCAACAAAGCACCCAAGCTTATCAAGTTCCATCCACACCTCGGGCTTGAATGGATGTAAAATAGTCGATAAGGACTGCGGCCAAGATTTAATTTCGATAGGCTTTTCTGTTGTCATAACATTTTACCTCCCATTTTGATTTGGACGAAAAAAGAAAAAGGAGAGGCATTACGCCTCATCCTCGGTTTCTGTATACGCTTCTCGGATCGTTTTTGCTGTTTCAGAAGCCAACTCCTTTCCAACTCCATCAGCCTAATTAAGCTTATTATAGAGCAGGTATCCACAGATAGCTAGTCCATGCAGACCCAGCATAACAGCGATGCCCCCATAATAATCGCCCTTTGTGTAAGGCTGCTTTGCCCACTCTCTAAAAGTCATCTTCTTTTTCATATTAACTCCTCCTCAAATATGTATATAGGGTTTTCACCTCTATAAGGAGAGCTGTTTCGTTTGTGAGGCGTCACTCTCGTAGAGATGGGCGTGTAGTATCGTGTCTGGAAACAGACCTTTTGCGAAAAAAGAGGATGGCTGTAAAACCACCCTCGCACGAAATCACATCGTATCGTGGAAGCACGTGCCGTCTTTGTATGCCATTGATCCAAGATAGTTATCCGGACTATCGACACCCTCGTCGGTGCCAAAGTTCGTTATACAACTATACTCGATTCCATGATCTTTACAAATCTGGTCCACTTCCTTAAACTTCTCTATAATATCATGCTCAGCCTGTTCCCAGCCAACCTCCTGTTTGATAAGTTCACAAAGTTCTTCATCATCACACGTTGCATCAGACGAAGGCAAGTCTTTTGCGATATCGAGTTTCGTGACATCGCTAAATTCCTCATCAATCGAATCTGCGGCTTTCTTAAAGAGTACAATACCGCCGACCGTTACAGCCGTACCGATTGCAATCTTAATCAAGCCACTCTTATGCTCGACGACAAACGTCTTTGCTTTGTCCTTAACCTCTGATACCTTTTCCTTGAAAGTCTTCTTTTCCTTCTTCTCATCCATAATGGATTCCTCCTTTAAAGATTTTTGTGGTTTACTTACCATTAAGGCAGGTGTCCCATTTGCGAGATTTACTGCCATTTTGAAAAAAAAAGGAAAGGACGTTGTGTCCAATCCTTTTTGCGGGTTATTTCTTGAGCACCCGCATGCTCTTTAAGATGTCCTCCGTAAACTCGCCATCCCGCTTCCTTCGAGAAATTTCTATTCTCTCGTCGTTCGTAAGCTTCCGCTTAAGCTCCCAGTGAAATCCGCTCGAGGGATCGTAATAACACTTTCCCATTCTGTCCTCATGCCGATCCGCCGCACTGCCTCGAACCGTTCTAATAAACTTAACGGTTCCCGTCGCAATAGCAAGCACAACCGGTGTGAGTTTCAGAATTGTTTCTGCGTGATCCATAATCCATCTTCCAGCTTCACCAGCCTTGTTCTTAAGCTTCGTCTTCGCATCCGAGAATTTGTCTCTGAGTTTCTCCATAAAGCTTCTGGTATCATTCACAACAATATTCATATAGAACACCTCCTTATTAAGGTGCGTGTTTCATTTGCGAGAAAAAAAAGGAAAGGGCATTGCGCCCGAATCCTTTATGCGTTTTTATTTCTTCTTTTCATCTCGACCACGCATTATAATCGAGATGAAGATTAAGATTACGGCTGCAATCAAAAGCATGTCTGCCATTTAATCAACCTCCTTTTCCTTTTTCTTGTGAGCGCCGAACATAAATCTCACCAGCGCTATTAGCTCTCGGATAATTAGTAGCAGCACTACCAACGCTCCGATGAGCAATAATATGCCAGCCAGACCTAAGCCCAGCAAACCAAGCAGAATTCCGGTTAATGTTTCTAACATACTATTTCCTCCTTTGCCATATCTTCTATAAGGAGGCGTGTCTAGTTTGCGAGAAAAATATAAAAGAAAAAGGAAGAGGCATTACGCCTCAACCTCCTGTTCTGTCGGAGTTTCCGTTTCTACCGCCGGTTCTGTCGGAACTTCTTCCGTTTCAGTCCCCGCAACATCTTTCGCTTCGGCTTCAACGACGCCTGGGTCGTCGGGCTTGATCGCATCCGTCGGAATCGACACTGCATTACGTCCTTCCAGAGCATTCATGCCCTTGTCCATAATAGCGCCGATAACAATGCCACCAAGACCCATTCCCATAGCCTTGAGTCCGGTCTTAGCGATTTTCGTTGCAATACCGCTGAAATTAATCATACTTATTCCTCCTTAAAATCCGGGTAGACCTCTCTGGTCTCCTCTATAAGGAGAACTGTTTCGTTTGCGAGTCGTCACTCTCATAGAGAGGGGCGTGTAGTATCGTGTCTGGAATCAGACCTTTTGCGAGAAAAAAAGAAAAAACCTAAACAAGCGGCATAACTTCATCCTAGCAGCATAGCCTTTCGCCGTGCCAAGATTACGTGTTACCCTCTTGTTAGGTTCTTGGTTTACTTATTATACATTCTTACAATTATTGCCATGCCTTTAGTCTCAATCTTGTAATGGTCAAACTTGGTGCTGAATCGCTCGATCAGCTCATAAGCCTGGTCCATCGAAAAAACTGTAATTGTTAACATAACAATACCTCCTTTAGATATGTATAGGTTTATATTCCTTCTATAATATACCTTGCAAATATTGCGAGGGTGTATTTTACTGCCATTTTGAAAAAAAGAAGGGCCCTGTTTAAGAGCCCACTTCTTTTATTCATAAAGTAAGGCGTCTAGTTCAGCCTTCTCTTCAGCTGTAAGACCTCCGTGAGTTTTTCTGTAATATAGATAGTTCAATCTATACGTATCATAGCAGTACTGAGCCGCGTCGTTTTGATGCTCCTGAATCCGGATCATCATTTGAAGAAGCCAGTCGTTGTATTCTCTACTTGACCCGCCAAGCAGAGAATTTACAAACGGCGAGCGTTTCTTCTCTTTGATAATTTGGTTTAGAGTATCCATTTCCGACATAACCCAGTCTAATGCATATGATTCACATTGATCAACATACCTACACCAACGTTCGTTTACCTCTTCTACAGTCTTTGCCAGCTTATAGCTTTCCTTATTCAGCATAAGACCACCTCCTTATTAAAGCGGGTGTTTAAAATGCGAAAAATTGAGAAGCCCTGTATAAAACACGAGCTTCTCGTCAGTTTTGTTAGTCGTCGGATTCTTCAGATTCTTCCCAGCCGTACAAATCGCCGATATGTCTCCACTCGGCTTCAAAAGTGGCGTCCATCTTGTCCATGAGGCCTCTGGCCACGTTAAGGCTCACCTTATCCTGCGCCCAATTCGGCAGGAAGGCGCGTCCATATAACTCTGTAGCCGTCTTCTCGTAGGCCTTGATCAACGCGTCCTCTCGAAGCTTTCGGAGATCGTTCGCCGTCTTAAATTCTTCCACTTTCATAGTTATACCTCCTTTAAATCTTTGAGACTAACATCTCTATAATAGACATTGTCTAGTTTGCGAGAAAAAGAATGGCCCTGTTTAAGAGCCCTTACTGAATGGTGGTAGCGTTAAATCAAATCCTCGAATAGACCCCTCAAAGGTCGACGTATAAGGAATACCAAGATGCTCTGAAATAAAACTCCAAAATTCGTTTCCCGATATCCAACGCCGGTTCTTAAATTCTGGTATGTTATTCCAAGATCCAATTCTTATTAATTTTTCCTTATTAGTCGATTTCTTTACGTGACATTTGATATACTTTTTCATAAAGCCACCTCCTTATTAAAGTCAATGTTTGAAATGCGAGAAAAAATTTAGGAGCCATGTATAAAACACGACTCCCATTTTGAAACCTCCTTAATCAGTCCTTAGACTTTAAGAAATCCTTAATTCCGACAGCAGCTGTCTTGAACCACTTCGGAACCACGTGCTCCTCGTCATACACGAGAAGCAGCAATGTCGATCCTAAAGACCCCGCAAGGGTCAGACCACCCGCGATAAGCGTGTTCGGATCTACCTTCTTACGCTGTGGCTGAGTTTCAGCAACCGCTGCTCTCTGTTCAGCCAATCTTGTAAGATTGCAGACCGCCGCATTGTATTCGGCCGAATCTGATCCGTGTGTCTCCAGAATCTTCGCTGCCTCCTCCTGTGCCTGCACGATCAGTTCATCCAGTGCCTCAAGCGCTGTCTTTTTCTTAGTCTTCTTAGCCATATAGACCAACTCCTTTCAAGTTTCTATAATAGTCCGTGTTTCGTTTGCGAGTCGTGTCTGAAATCAGACCTTTGCAAAAGTATCTGATTACGCCGTACCAGTCCAGTTGATTGTAAAGTTCGTAGCTCCCCATCCATTTGCATATCCTGAAATAGCGTTCTCTTTGCGATTGATGTTAAACGTTATACCATCGCAGCCCGCAAACGCGGAAGAGTTAATAGTCGTCATCGTATTCGGAAGATTAACAGTTACCAAACTTGTACAATTCAGAAATGCGTTGGCGTTAATAGTTCTTAGCACAGGATTAGATTCAGAAGAAGGCGTAAAGGTTGTCATATTACTGCATCCTTCAAAAGCGTTCGCGTTGATCGTTGTTACCTTAGGCGGTAATATAAAATTGACAAATCCGACACAACCTCTAAAGCAACCGGTGCCGATAGACGTCCATAATGGTGCCGTTATAGAGGTAAGACTTGCGCAACCGTCAAACATATAAGACGAACCACTCGTTTGTTTAGAAATAGTTGCCGATTGCAAGGCTGCGCAATTCTCAAACGTACTAGCGCCAATGGACGTCGGCATAGAAAGTGTTATCGATGTAAGACTAGTGCAACCGCTAAAGCACTTCTCTCCAACAGTATAAGTTTTTGCGTTTTCAGTAAACGTCGTCAAACCGGTGCATCCAGCGAATGCTTGGATGCCTACTGCCGTTACCGCGGTTGGTAAAGTGAAAGACGTTAAAGAAACACAATCCTTGAACGCCGTTTTAGCGATAGTCTTTATAGTAGATTGAAGTTCGATTGACGTAAGCGCCGAGCATCCCTCAAAGCAAGACTCGCCAATAGTTGTGTATTTTTCACCAATGACTGTTGTAGATGGATTCTCAGTGTTAATCGTAACTGTTTGAAGACCGGTACAATGATAAAATCCTAATTTTGGCATAGTTGTGCAATTTCGAGGAAGCATGATGCTAGTTAAACTGGTACAATTTTGGCACATTCCCTCGCCCAACGACGTCACTGTTTTAGCGATTGGTAAATCTTCAAGAGCCGTGCAACCAGAGAAAACATAATCACCTATAGTGGTTAGTTTAACTGTTTGTCCATCTGGAATAACATATTCGAACTTCTCCATGGCAGAGCATCCCTGAAAAACTGAATCGCCAATCGACGTGACTGTATAAGGAATACGTACCGCATCACCTTGAGATACTACAGCATCTATATCGGGGTAGCTGATGTTTTTTAGTTTAGTGCAGTTCTTAAACGTTTCATTGAGAATAGAGGTTATTAATGATGAATAAGTAACGCTGGTGTTACTGTAATCGACCATTGATACACTAGTCAAATTAATACATCCGTCAAATACACTAGCCTCCAATCGTTTGGTAGATCCAGTACCGCCAACGATTGTAATATGATCCAACGCCGTACACCCATAGAATGCGTGATCGCTTGGATATATTACCTTACCAGTTTCAAACGCAATGAGCGATTCACAATTATAGAAACCGGCCTGACCAACGACAGTGGGATTTTCTGTAAGAGTTATATCAGTGAGTTTTGAACACCCGCTAAACATATATGCTGACACATTGCCAACAGGAACCGCATCCGTGTTAAACTTAGGCATTTTAGCTTCGACCAAATTCTCACATCCCATAAACATTGAGTTGTAGTCAGTTGTTTTGGTACTTGCTAATTGTATATCGTTATTTGCAGGTTCAAGATTCGTTAAATCGACATACGTCAAAGATGTGCAATTTTTAAAAGACGTTGGATAAATGGATATAACGCCCTCAGGGATGACGAGTCGAGTAATTGCACAATTCTCAAAAGCGTTATTTCCGATCACATAGATAGACGATGTTATGATATTGCTGACATCGGTAAGGCCTGTACCTTTAAACATATTGTCAGAAATGAACCACAAATTTTCCGGCATGTCGACCGTCGTTAATGATTCGCAACCCTCAAACATCGACTCATAGTGCTCCTGTGCATATTCGGCGGGCCACGTAGAGCTAGCTCCGGAGGTTCTCTCCTGATTTATCTCAGTGACTGTTTTAATGTTTACAGTAGTCGGCAGATCGATCTCAGTAATTGATTTGCAACCTTTGAAACAGTGTTTTCCGAATGTAATTTTATTGTCCGGAATCTCGATCTCAAGAAGACTTTCACAATTTAAGAAGGCATCATCCTGGATTTCCATCGTGCCTTCAGGAATAACTACCGACTCGATAGAAGTAATGCCCTTGAACGCTTCACTGCCGATTACTGTACATTCGGTGGGAATAATCGCACTAATAGTGTTCGTGCTAAGTCTAAAAGTGGTTGGGTCACTAAGAAATATCGCACCGCTACTGCTTCCGCCTTCTTGTTGAGAAAGCTTGTAAAGAGCGTCGTGAATAGCCATGCGGATGTCTTTTCCATACGTACTTTCACGAATAGTAGTCAGCTCACCTTTAATTGCCGATCCAGGATACATAAGTTTTACCAGCTTCTCTAAAGCCGAATCAACGTTATTTAGGACGTCTTCACCACCAGATTTAGACTTTATAGCCTCAAGCTGAGAACTAATATCAACTGCCATTTTGATTCATCTCCTTCTTATTATGGATCCCACACGACGGTCGCAAATCTAGCGCCCCATGGAGCATAGGAAGAACCTACTACCTGGTCGGCAGACTTGTGAACTACAATCGTATTAATATTAGTACAATTATAAAAAGCCTGCTGCTGTATTTCCAAAATAGACGATGGTATCTCTACAGTTCCGCGAATGTTAGAGCAGTTAGCAAAGCAACCGTCCATTAAAGTTTCAATACCATCTTCAAACGCGAGCTCTCGAATCATGGAATATTGCAAGCATCCGCCATATATAGTTTTTATATTACCAGGAATGGGACCACCAATATCTTCGATATTACCATAGTTCCAAGAAGACGCCGCGTATACACCGGGCTTTATAGCATTTATACTTCTAGGAAAATTTACTTTTTTAAGTAACGGACAACCACTCATAAAGCTATTGCCCATATCGGTTATTGCATCACTAACATGACAGGCGAGTACGGTGCTAAATGAAGAATATAGGTTTGCAGTTAGAGCCACAGGTTCAATTTGTGATCCAAAATATAGCCCTAGTCTTTTGTACCAGGTCCATCTTCTGAGAGCGTTTGACACCTCTGAATGATCTGTAGATGCTAATAAAACCTCAGTAGGTTCTAACGATCCGTTTAATATCGTGATACTTATTTTAGTCTCATCTATTAACACTGGAGGGTCTACCGGAGTGAATCTTTGCCATAAAAGCTCATTATCTTTGTAGATCTTCTTTAATGGTATCTGTCCATAATAGATGGATGAGTTATATATCGTCATTATCAATTACCTCCAAGCCATCTAATCTCGCAATCTTCTGGCAAATATGCTGTATAGGCTTTCGGCGTCCACGGATTTCCATTAGAATCAACTATACTTCCTTCTGTGCGATTTATATTTATTCTTTTTAAAGCCCTACAACCGGCGAACACTCTCGGATTGCTTGGATCATCAAAAATTTGTTCAACAGCATTACCTATAGTAACTGATTCTAGTGAACTACAACCATTAAAAGCCCCACCGCCAATATATGTCGGGCCATTGGGTATACTGATCGTTTTTAAACTTCTGCAAGATTCGAAAGCCGCTGCTCCGATACTAGCTACGCTGCTAGGAATGGATACCGATTCTAATGCAATACAATGTCCGCATACATAGTTGCTAATATCAGTGAGGTGTGGAGGAAAGGCCAGAGAAGTAAGTGATTGACAATTATAAAACGCAAACGCCTCTATTGACGTTAGAGACTCCGGAAGAACCAAATTATCTAAAAGCGTACATCCCCAAAATGCATGATCTTTGATGGTTATTAGATTATCAGACAAGCTGATGGCAGTCATACTTTCACAAGACTCAAACGCTTTTGTTCCGATCGTTTGTACAGAGTTAGGTATGCTTATATAAGGCAATGATGTACACTCGGCGAACGCTCTCGCTCCTATATCTTTAAATGCTGGTTCATCCTGCAACACCACAGTTGTTAAGGCATAACAATTGTCGAAGCATGCTTCTGGTATTGAAATCTGATTACCGGGATGAAATACAACGGTTTTTAAATTAGAACACATCATGAACGATCCTATGCCCAAATATGATATACTCGCGAGCTCTATTCGCTCCAAGGAATAACAATCTCTGAATGTCTCGTTCCCTATATGGGTCACATTTGACAAGTCGATATCTTTAAGCGCCATGCAATATGCAAAAGCGTTATTGTTTAGATAATATGCATTGTTCAAATCGACAGTAGTTAATCCCTCACATCTATAAAAAGCATTGGACTCTACATCGGTTATTGAATCCGTAAATACAACATCATCAAGAAGCCTGTCATATTCGAACATATTATACGTTACTCGTGTCATCGATTCTCCGAATGTAACATTAGTCAGGTATTCGTTCCAGCTATATTCGTGTCCCCTAGTTGATGAGTGAATATATCGATTCGGTATTACCACTTCGCTAAGTTTTGTATTATGAAACGCGGATCTCTCTATGAATAATCCGATATCAGACTCCGTATACGTAACATATCGAAGTGTACTTCCAGTAAATGCATATTCGCGAATAGCTGTAATTGTACCAGGAACATGAAATGCAAGAATGTTTTTGCAGGTTTGAAATGTTCTATTAGGAACTTCGGTCACTCCACACTCTTCACCAATCCAAATTCGATACATAATGTTTGGATCATTCTCGTAATACTCATCGAGCTTGGCACGGGCTTCGGCGAGCGTCTTACAATAGAAAACATCATCGGTATCCGCATCACCATCCAACATGATTACCGAAATCCAATAATCTTTCCACACCGGTTCTGTGGGATCATATATACAATATGCAACGTTTTGCTCCTTTACTTCTAAAGCATCATACTCCTCTTGCGTTACAAGTTTTTTCGTGGTTGCTCGAAGTCCATGGTTGTAAAGAATCCAAAGAGCATCTGAAATAGGTCCTCGAATATCTTTACCATACGTACCTTTGCGAATTTCCCGTCCTTGTCCCTCTATATATACTGCCATTTTGAATTTTCACCTCCGATTATCTAAGCCACACAATCTCGGCATCTGGTGCTCCCCACGGTGCCAAATCGATAGAATCCGCTTCCTTATCGATAACAATGACTTTAAGAGCATCACATCTCTGAAAAGCGTTTTGCCCGATGGCGGTTACTGAATTCGGGATCTCAATACGCTCAAGTCTATTGCAATGAACAAATGCTCCGCCGCCAATATAAAGCAAACCGTCGTTTAACCGTATTGACTCCAGTGTGGACAGCCCCTGAAAAGCACCATTATCGATGTAACGAAGTAGCGGATGACATATGAATTCTTTTATCGCTACATCATCGTTGAATAAACCAAAGGAAATGGTGTCCTCCGTGATCCCATCGAATGCACGAATGTAATATTGAATGTTTGTCGGTACACCCTCGTCCTCACTATAGGCTTCTTTAAGATATCGACTGAGAGCTGCGAGATTCTGGAATTTATATGCATTTCCAGTCCGTACTCCGGTATCATTATTGTACTCTATCGCCACGACGGAATCCGGTTCTACAATACCATACAAAGTATATGGATCTGGAGCAGGAAGCCCATCATAGGCCTCCTGTGTCTCCTCAATAATCTCCAGATTTGGATCCATGACAGACTCTGCCATCTTCAGGAGTGCATCATGGATCGCCATACGAAGCTTTCGACCTTCGGGAGAAGTGGCAATTATAGACAGCTCCTCATGAATGTTTGCTTTGACGTACATTGTAGTGTTAAGAATCCTCATAGCTTCAATGATCGCTGCTGATACTGGTTCGCCAAGAGCCTGATTGTCAACAACGTCGAGCTCATCTACAAATGCCATTATATAGCCCCTCCCTAATAAATTAAACAGTATGCTTAACTCTATCTGCTTCTTCGGCTCTTTTGCCGTCGTTCCATCGACTCATATCACCTACAAGATAGCCGGTGATGCGACGAATGCGCTCGAACGGAATATCCTTGAGCGTCCATTCAAGATCAACGTACTCGCCGTCAACCTTGATAGTAACGCTCTCAAGTTCTCTCTTGCCGACCTTCTCCTTGACATAGTCGACGTAAATCTTCTTTTCATCAGGGTGAATAGCTTCACCAATAACTTTTACTTCCATTTTGAAGTCCTCCTTAGAATTTAGGTTGCTTATTTATATCCATAGAATTCCCATGGGGTTCCATCAAAAAATACTGGATGGTATGGTGATGGCATTAGCGATATCAGTTTTGGCTGTAATGAGCCTGGAAAGGTTTTCTGCTATTGTGTGTTCAGGCATTTTTGTGACCTCCTTTTAAGACCATCCTGTACAAAGTCCCTTATCAAAATGTAGTGTACTCGTGGTGCCATCAGTGCCAGTAACAACTGTTATGTCTCCTCTAGCACCATATGCACCACCCCATCCATCAGGGAAAACAGTACCTCCTAGCACTATAGGACCGTCGAGTATTATAGGACCGTTACCAGTCGCAACTATTCGAATACCGGTGGCGCCATCTTGATATACGTCACCCATGTAAATTCTTCCGGCTACTGTCCACGGATGCTGAGGGTCTGGTGGATCATTATACACGCTTCCTTCTATGATGCCATCATTGATCATAATTTGACGCGTCTGGCCACCATAGTCTGCCGCTATACCCTGCTGCAATATACCTTTGTCCTTATTTATTTCGACCATATTACCATGATCTTCATCGGATCCCCAAGGCAGTTTTGTTGGACTCTTGATGATTATCTGACCATCGGGAACATTATCATCTGGAGAACCGCCAACTCCAAGTGTGAGCGTGCCACCCATGATGCGATCGGCATACATAGTGCCGGCGAGGATACTATTAGCTATAATCTGACCAGTAGAATTAACGAGATCAATAGTTGATGCGCTGCCCAATCCATCACCATAGAATACAATGCCTTCATGATTTATGAGTAGACATCTTATATTTTTCATTGAAGGATCGGCTTTTATCTCATTCCATCGCGCACTTGGATAACCACCAGTATACTCAGAATAATATCCGTCTGGATGATCTTGATCAGGCTCATGCCAAACCTTGAAGAAGCCTACACCGGTCGGTTGATCGACATCGTTTGTTACTGTAATAACGGCACCAGTACCAAAACCGTCAACGATTATTGCTTCGGCATTCTTCCTAGCTTCGCTTAAAATATAACTCTGGCTGGAACCTGCATTAATCTTAGCGAGAAGTTCGCTGTTAGTGTTGTTATTAATGGATGTTAGTGTCTGTACCGTTTCAGAGCCGAGGTCAAACTGCATATTCTCAGGCTTATTAAGCGGAATATCAAGAGCGCTAATCTCAAAGAATCTTGCTAAACCGTGCGGACGTGAGGATACATAGATGTAGGAGTTAACGTCAAGAGCATCGGTATCAACGCCCAGAATACTCAAATCAAGCGCCTTTACAGACAGGGTCATCTTGTCGAACTGACCGGATGCAAGATACGTCTTAGCCTTATAGTAAAGCTCATCAGGATTCTCACACTCGTTAAACGTAATAACCTTCTCAATCCAACCGTATTCCTGAAGAGAAGAATTAGCCGGTTCATACATTGACGGAATGCTGGCCCCCTGCTCGAACATAAGCTCTGATACTGCACTGATGGCAGTTGCTTCATCTGCTACATCGTCGTGAGACGAATAGAACATGAATTTAACCTTGGATCTAATTTTCTTACCAGCATCGTCGCCTTCTTCATACTCGCCTCTATCTGGGATTGTAATTTTGGCTCCTGAATTGTCTGTCATTTTGATCCAATCAGTACAGTCAGCATAAGTTTCGTCCTCGTTGTAGAAGAACACCTTAACGTTAATCACACGAGTATCGTCAGCGGAGGTTTTTGTGGTTCTGCCATGAATGAGATAATCGCCCGGCTCAAAGCCAATTACCTTACCATCGCGACTGAGCGTATAGAGAAAATCGGCGGTTCTGATTCGGCTCATATCGGTAACTTGATTCGGTTTACCAATGAGATCGCCAGACTCAAACAATCCGCCCTGCTCCATCGATGAGTTGAACAGGTTCTTAGACTCTGCTGTTACATACAAGCTACCGTGTTTCTCGCCTTTAGTAACGACAAGTTTAGTGACATAGCTCGACGGATCTGGAAATTCCGCAGTAGACGTAGCGTATTTGAGCATTACCTTTATCTTATATGTGGTGTTTCCATCTACTGGAAGCGTAAATCGAGCTGGTAACGTAAGCCACTCAGTATTTCCCTTAAATAATCCTGCATAAGTATACCACAAAACTCTAGCCTGTAATATCTTATCCTCAGTAGTAGCGACATTTACAGAGTACTGTCCGTTTTCGAAAAATGGATATGTACTACCATTTTGAATAAAATTAGCGGATCTGATAAAGCGCCTATCAACTTCGCCAGTTTCGCCTGGATTATCCTCGCCTTTCACGTTGAGTTTACCGTATTCGAATCCGGGCAAATCTCCTTCTCCAGGCACACCATCGGTCAGGTTTATCGTAGAAACAAGAGCGTCCTCAGCGGTGTAGTATTCATCGAGCTGGTCGGTTACCTGTGCCGATACATTTACTCGAAGTTGAATGTCGCCACCGAATGAACCGACAGTCAGTACATAGTATTCGTCAGTTGTGCTCACTGGCACCTCGACAGCTTCTTCGACCATGTCAGAAAAGCCGAGAGGAACGGACGAGAACTTGCCAGAGGTATACTGAAGCTCGGGATCCTTGGTCTGCCAAGTGTACATGCCCCAACCGGCATGCATACGTGAACTGATGTAAATCGTATTCTTGACTTCGTTAGTAGATGCTTTGATTTTTAGTACAGCAGTTGAGTAACCTTCCCATCCAGGTTCGCCCTCGTGTTCTCGATTGATGATGTCGCCGCCAGCCCGAATTGTATCTTCGTCGTTAATGTATGTACCGAGGGTTTTTACCTGTTCAACACCCCAACCACGATCTGCGGAATACGCAGCATACGTGTCCAGATTAATTGCATCGCCAATCTGAGTGGTATTTGCTCGAGTTTTTACTGCACCAAGAGGTACAATAACCGTAGCGAGTTCAGACATATCGAAGTTCGAAGTATAATCGAGAAGATTTTTACCGAATTCGACAGACTGAGTAGACGAGCTGATAACACCGGTAAAGAACTTAATGTAATTACCGTATACTCCGTCAATTGTTTTCTTCTCAATCTTCATATGACAATTGTAGTCAGTACATACCTGATTGAGAACCTCGAGTGTCTGCTCAAATTGCGTTGCCCTGTACTCGATAACACCACCTTCAACTGCCTGGTATTCGAAATAGATTTTACGGTTATCGGGCACTTTTGAGTTGTGAATATCAATAACAGACTTGATAAACTGTTCCAAAGTCACATTACGGTATTCTCTCTGGGGCTGACAGGTATCGTTGAAGTAAGCAAGAGCGCCCTCACAATAGATATGACGGTTCTTAACAAAATCATAGCTATCTTCAACTATTCTGCCTTCCCAGATTTCTTTATCATTTCGCTTAACAGTAAGCGTCGATTTCATTCGTTTAAGTGTGTTATATCCAACATTGACAGGAGGCAGGACCGCGTCTAACGATCCTGCTGCACTGTCTGTTATTTTGAGCACTGGGGAGTCCATCTTGTACTCAGGTGTTGGATATCGATCATTGTATATGCATACTCCATCAGCGTATATACTATACATGATTAAATCCTCCCAGGTTTAAAGTTTACTGATACGTAACCATGGCCTCGGACTCGTATCTGGACGTTATTGATCCCTGTGAAATTACTAATAATATAAGAAGGGATGGCTTTATTTATTTCTCCATTATAGACGTCCCATTCATGTTCTTCATGCCCGAGACCAAGTTCTTTATTTACATACTGAACATACATTTCTGTATTCGTATCGGGATGGATATGCAATGTGAGAGACACGGGCATACTACCAATGGCATCAGTTACGAAATTTCGTCTATAAAAATAACCATGATATGTTCCATCCTCTTCATGCTCTTCGCCAAGAAACGCCTCATTCGATGTGTCGATGACTTTATCCCAATCGCCAGCGCTGAGATCCAAATCGACATCAACACGATGATAATATGGATTCCATCCTCCATTCGCGCCAATTCTCTGTGCTATAATACCGCTTTGAAAGTTAAACGGATCCCAAAGCCAATTGCCAAGGATGTCATACAAACGATACTTATAAGGTTCGAGATTGTACTTGAGTGTCAACGTAGAGCGTGTCTTTCCAGTAACCCAAGACTGCACCTCCCATCGACCAACATAATACCACTCTGGGTCTTCCTCATATACACAGAAAAGCTTCTTCCCATGAAGAGTTGCTAAAATGTCGCTGTATGCCTCTTGCCAGTTTCTAAAATCATTCAGAACGGCAAATTCTATAGATCCTGTGCGATTCCCATATGTTGGATAGCCAGTAAGAGCTTGTGAAAGATCTAAAACACCATTCATACCATCAATTGACACTTCTCTGGTGTTTATAGACGGAGGGGCAAAAGAGGGCCGGCTCGTAGGCACGACCCTCCAATGATCCCATGTGTTTCTGGCTCTGGTTAGATTATAAGATTTACGTACAGCACTATCAGGATCCGGCTGATAAACACCCTTGTCGTTATAAATCGGATCTATAAACGTCATAGAATAGTACATATTATCGGCCTCCCCTTCTCTGACGTTGTGCTCTCTGACCCAAAGCATTATCATACTGAGCAACAGTAGCCCCGACAAGTGCCCCGGAATCGAGATAAATGTTTGTATTCATCATGTTGTCGTTGAGCGAACGAATATCAGTCCTGAGGTCGCTAATAGACTGAACTACATTCTTGTCGTTATACTTATCGTTGCGCTCATACTCGAATGCTGTATTAACATACTGACTCGCACTAGCGGCCAGCTTCTTAGAAACTGTTGGTGTCTTAAACAAGGTGTCAACTTCATTTGCTGTCTGTCTCATGTTGGACATATCAATGACTGGTCGGATCTGTGGCGTTATTTCAGAGAATTGCCCGAATGTAACCGCGTCGCTAATCTCATTGATGGACTGTTGCATAACCTTAAGTGGCATGTCATTTTGAAGTCCGATAGCAAGTCCTTCCATTGCGAACTGACCTAAAGCAAAGAACAACTTAGACGGTGAATTAACCTTCCATTCGTTGTATGCCGTATCAATAATGTTCGCCATTTCACTAACAAGCCAATCCTTTGTGACTCCAAACTCGACTTCCATACCTCTTTTAAGTTCGTGCACAAGCGTGAAACCTGCCTGATAGAACGGCTTCTTATAGGATTTTACTGCAGTAACAGTATTCTCCATATTTTTGTCAAGTTCTGCAGCATTGCCATTAGCAGCCTCAATAAGTTGCTGCATAGAATCGGAACAACCGTCGACATTGTCGGTAACGGCAGAAGTGGTATCGCCCCAAAGACCCTGAATATTACCAAGATGTGCATCGGTGGTAATGTCCATATTACCAAGATCTATGCCGTATTCATTGGTCATGTTGTCCATTATGGTTTGCATGTCAGTACTAGAAATCTCGCCCATATCCACCATGTTTGAAAGATCACCGACGACTTGGTCAATTGGCAGCTTATCAGCAATCACGTTCCAATCCACGGCACTAAGATCAATTTCTCCATCTGACCAACCAGTAACGTCCTTGATTGTGTCTACGAGATCTAAATCCTTCAGCTTGCTGTTTTCCAGACCGACCTTGATCGATCCGGCTACATTATCACCAGCTACTTTCGCAAACTTCTCTGATTGATCGGAAAGAGCCTTTGCAGCATCCTGTTGCTGCTTCTCGTAGTCGACTGGATCGATGCCAAGCATATCTCTAAGCTCATTTTTGGCTGCATCATCGAAATTGTTCTTTCGGAATTCTGTCCACCATTCTATGCCAACGGTATGATCCATCTTGGCATAATCTTTCCAACCATTTTTTATTTCCAGAGCATTTGCTTCTGCTTCTTCATCCGCAGTTTTAATCTTTTCCCATGCTGTTCGTTCCTCATCTAGCATTTTATCTGCAGCGGCTATAGCTCCTATATCACCAGCCGCTGCTGCAAGTCCCTTGCTAAAATATAGACCCAGCATCGTAGCATAATGCTCGGCACCATGCAAGATTTTCTCCCACATATGACTACCAAGAATCCACAATTCCCATATATCTCCACCAAGGTCGACAAGCGAATTGTATATAAAAGTACCAATAGCGCCGAACAACCCAGCGAGAGCAGGCATGATTAGATTGCCAATCGACATGAGAATGCGCACGATAACGTACCAAATATAATTGGTATTAGCGTCGATTGCATCCGCAAGCTTCTCAAGCAGATTTAGAACGAATATGAGAAGTGACTCTACAAGCGTGCCAGTAATCTCTCCAAGATATGCAGAGACCATGACAACAATACTTTCGATAGTCTTAAGAACCTCAGGACTTGTCTGACTAAGAGCAGCACAAATGCCAAGGACAATCGCCGCTACTGTCATCATTGTCTTTTTACCAATCGCCGGAAGACCGCCACTATCGTTCAGTGATTTGAATGCCGTCGCAATAATAGCGATAACGCCAAAGATTGCAGCGCCTACAAGTACTACAAAGGCACCAAAGGCTAATGCGGCAATAAGAAGCGTTCCGCCATCGTCCTTGATTTTTTCACAGAATTGATGAAGTGAATCACCAAGGGCCGGTAAACCATCGACAAGAGCCGGAATTGCCTTTCCGAGAACATCCAACGCAACACCGAAGACTAAGATAGCAACGGATACGCCAAATAGAATTCCAGCAATGCCAAGAAGTATATACCCGAGAGCTTGCAAAATTGCCCCTGCTTGAGGTGCAACATAGGCCAAAACGGCGGCTAGTCCACCCATGACAAGGATGAACATTCCAAAAACAGCAGCGTATCCTTGCAGATCCTCTACAGATACGGTTTTTGCCAACAATGCAAACGCCCCAGCAATAATCATCAACCCGCCACAAAGAGCAAGAATCGCAACAGACATGGCCTTAATATCACCAGTCTCGACTTCATTCAGTGCACCCAACCATGTCAACATGCCCATAAATGCCGCCATAAGAGCAACAAGAGCTATAGCCATGGTCGCTGCAACAGCTACAAATTCACCAACAGTAGAGTTATTCTGCTTGAGAGTTTTGAGAACTCCGGAGAATACGGCTGCGACAATCGCCATAAATGCGCCAATCGACACAATAACTGACGACATAGCAAATACCTGACTGCCTTTTATCTTCTCCATTGCTTTGAGACAAATAGCAATAGCAGCGCCAAAAGCAACAACCATCATTGCAATAGCACCGGCAATTTTTATAGATGCCAAAGGATCGTTATTAAATTGCTCAATAACTGCAAGGGCACTAATTACCGGAAGGAGATGATTAAGCGTCGTAGCGAATATGAGCATTACTGCTGCCATCGCTAACATTGGCTTTAGGATGCCATTTTGATTTATAGAGGTCTTAGACGAAAGTAACGCAAGAAGCGATGCAATACCAGCTAAGACGACTAACAATCCGCCAATTACCGTGATTATACCTTGCATCATTCGGCCATCGACGTCATCCTTCGTAAGAGCAGCCACAACAATTATAGCGGGAATTAAGAGGTCAACAGCCAATGCTAAACTGGTTATAACAACCGACATTGCTAAAAGTGCTTCAATTGCCTTTGAGAGTTTCTTTGCGTTAGTATGTGTTGCCATATACTCTGTGAGATACATAATACCAGCCATTATACCGCCAAGTATAATAACGATAGTAGACACAGCTGTAAATGCGTCCAACAGTTTAGTTCGAGGAATCTTGGCCAATTTAGTCATAGCATTCACTATGATTTCTATCGCACCGCCAATAGCCAGAATAGCAACTGCAAGCGATGTAAACACTCCGCTCGGCCCCTCAGACTTTGTCGCAAAACCAAGGAATTTGGTTATGGATTTAGAATCAAGCTTCTTTGCCGCTTCAGCGAATGTGTATACTAAAACGCCAAGAAGACCCATGAGAATAACAACGATACCAACAGCTATAACAAGTCTTTGCATTCCCTCTGTTGTACTAAGGTCAATGTCCTTAATCATCGTGTTAACCTGACTTAACGCACTAGCAATAGCCAAAGCAAACCCGGCGATTGCCAAAATCATGGCAGCGACACCAAGAGTTCCGGCATCAATGTTCGCGGTATTATTAGATAACAGCGTTAATGTTTTATTACCGGAGTTGCTAATTTTTGTACGATTGATGGATGTTAGGCTGGTGTTCATCTTTGACACAATCTTAGCAAAGATGGCAAAGAATGTGCCAAGAATTACCATTGCTGCTATACCCTGTGACAATTCATTTTCTGGAAGTTTACCAAGGAGAATTACAGCACCAGCAACAGCGACCAATGCATATACATAAGACTCAATAACCTGTGCCTGAGTAATCTGTTGTAAAGAGGTCTTTGCCTGCGCGACGGTACCTTTTACGTTTGCCACTACGTCATTGAAATTCGAGAAGATGTCAGCAATACTAAGCGGAACCTTAGCAAGCTTATCAAGCGCGTCACTGAGATTCTTCGTGCCTTTGCGGAATTCAACCAAACCCCAAATGATAGCGAACAAAGACGTGATAGTCTTAAGCTTCTCCCAGTCAATCTCAGTATTCTTAAAGAAATTGGTGACAGCTTCACCAATACCAGTCAATACATTTCCAAAGAATTTCGCACTACCACGAGTAACTTCCTCAGAATCAGTATTACCAAGAACGCCAGAAAGGCTAGTGCTCATCTGTGAGAAAATGTCTTTATTACCAGAACGAGTATCGCCACTGCCATTTTGAATTTTATCAATAAATGCATCAACCCAAGAGATGACGTTAGCGATTCCTGTTACAAGATTGTTAAACCCGGTAGCGAGAAGTTCAACAACGCCAAGAAGAACGTTAAGCCAACTGAATGAACCTTCACCCTTCTTTCCCTCATTGACAAGAGAACTCATGGCTCTGTCCGGAGCCTTGGCGTTGTCTTTACCAAACAGATTTGAGATTGCTGTCGATAAGTTGCTAAGAACTGTGCTAACATTCTGAAAAACCTTTGAGTTTGTGATGTAATCTTTGACAGTATTAGCAAGGTTTACAACCCAAGTGACTGCTTTAGAAATTACACCAATTACTACTTTGCCGACATCAATAATTCCGCCGATAATTTCTTTGGCTTTCTCAAACGCTTGCGTCAAACCATAAATAAATGCTTCAACAGCAATGTCGTCATCTGCGAACGAAGTGAGAACATCTCCGATAGCCGCTAGAATGTCCAAGAACGTCGGAAGAACATTTTTTGTAGCAACTTTTAACGTTTTACCAAACAGTTTCGATACGAGCTTTGTGACAATTCTCAGCATTGCCGCAATACCAGAAAAGATTCTAGTAATACGATCGTTCTCGTTTAGCGCTTGTCGAACGCTATTAATGCCATCAATAAGCCCAGAAAGCGCATTTCTCACAATGTCTAAAATATCAATGTCACCAAATACATTATGAAAAGCGTCACTCCCTGCCTTTCCGAAATCTCGGATTACACCTGTGAAAGTATTAAACAGCGTGACAAGCTGAGAAACAATCGCACGGACCTTGAGCAGTCCTCCATTCGCTACCGTATCCGTAATTGTTCGAGCTACATTTGCGATAGGGTCAAGAATCCAATGCACAATGTTTTTGAGCCCCGAATTTTTCTTCATGGACTGCCCAAACTGATCAATTGCCGAACGAATCATTTCTACCAGAGACCAGAATCCGAGAAAAATATCATAGATCGTATGGTAAACAGAATCGTCAAAGAACACTTCACGAATGGCATCTGCAACTCCACCAAGAACTTTACCAAGTTTAGAAGACATACGAACAATGCCGCTTTCTTCTTCCTCTACTTCTTCGAGCCCTTCACTTACGGATTCACCAACGGTATAGCCATCCTTGACCATCTGCTCATGGACCTCATCGAGCGATTTCTTTGAGCCATATGCAATCTGATTGACATGCTTTTGTACATACTTTGGGTCTAATCCAAGCGCCTCAAGCGCACGTACACGAGCCTCGCCATTACCAAAACTACCCTTAGTCCAAATATCAGACACGGCCTGAAAAGCTTTCTCGACATACTCGCTGGCTTCCTGAGCGGCTTCACTAACTTCGTCGATTGTCTCTTCAACAGCGCCAAATGCATCCTTTACAGAGTAAATGGCATCGTAAAGACCACTGTTCGTAAAAGCGTTGGTAAACGCCTCATGATAGGATGAGAATGCATCACCAACTGCCTTAACAATTCTAAGGAAATTATACCAAATATCAGCAAGCTTTCCAAGAATACCATTAGTTGCACTGGCTTCCAAGCGATCTGTAAAGTTATGGAATGGATTAAGAATCTCTTGGATTTTTGTACTATTCATCTCGCCGAATACATCCGTCCAGCCTTGTTTTATAGCTTCAGTAAAGGCGGCAACAGTGTCCATAATCTGGTAAAGGCTTTTACGGAATCTATCGAATCCTTTAGGAGACCAATCATCAAGGGCACTATTCAGATTATCAATCGGCGCTGAAAACACATCCCAAAGGGTATTTGCAAGATCTGTCCAAAGTTCCTTAGCCTGCTCATAGTTGCCGATAAAATGCTCGAATGCGGTCATGAAACCTGTAGACACGGCATCCTTTACAGAATCAATAGCATCCGACAGTGTTCGCGCTTCCTGTGAGGCCTTGAACGCTTTAAGTCCGAGATCATCTTCACTAACACCAAGAGCCTTAATTGCATCAGAAGTATACTCGATTTCATCATGCGCTTGCATGAATTCGTAAAGTTCTTCTGTCGTTCCGCCAAAACGCTTAAGGGCTCTAGTCATGACATTAGTCGTTAACCACTTGGCCTTTGTCATGGCGTTCTCGAAATTTTCAATTGTTACGATGCTGTCATCGTCGAACGATCCAAAAGCTCCGTATACGCCTTCGGCGCCTTTTTCAAGTACCCCTTCCGCCACAGCAGCGTCGATCAGGGCCTCCTTGAATTGTACCGTGTCCATGTGAGCAGTTTTGATCCAACTCCATCGCTGTCTATCCATGTAGCCTTGTGCGATTGCTCCAGAGAAACCCTCCATGGCGTGCGAAGCATCCTGAACAGAAGAACCAGCAAGACCTGCAGCATTACCGATACCAATCATGGCCGTGATAGCATCGTCGAGTGCGATACCAGCATTGGTAAACTTACCAATATTGTTTGTCATATCGGTGTAGGCATACGACGTTTCGTCAGTATACCAGTTTAGTTTCTTAAGCTTCTCAGTAACCTCATCAGCGCTCATCCCGGTCGCTGACATAATCGATGCGACGGATCTTGTCTTTTCGCCAAACTTTTCCCAACCAGCAGACAACTGATCGATAGTAAGAGATTTAGCGAGGCGTTCGCCAGCATCAAGGGCCTGTTCACCAAGCCGTCTGAGCGCTCCGACAGATATTTCTTCGAGCTTGCTGAAAGACTGAGAAACGGCTTCTGCATTTGCTCCGAGTTCCTTTAAATTTCTTACAGGATGAAGTGCGACATCGCCGAGCTTTTTATAGACATTGTAGAATTTCTCGACACCTGTAACGGCCCCGGAAACAGTAGATGTAACTTTTTTCAAGCTATTTGCGATGGTCTCAAAACCAGACTTTACTCCACTGAAATCCAGACTTTTCTTCAGTTTGTCAACAGTCTTCAGTGACTGAGCGGCATTCTTTTCAAAGTCTTTGTTATTAAATTGTAAATTTACGATCTGATTGTCAATTGTTGTACTCATCTATCAGTCACCTCCAACCATACATCTTTCTTGAACTTACTTACATAAGGCTCAATTGTAGGAGTTACAAAATCATTAGGAGGAATCCAGTATCCATTTGCTGTGGCATGACCATTTACAATCAACAGAACAATCGGCGTTAATCTATCAGAGTTGTAGTAATAACCCTCTACATGATTTGAGTTTGTCCATGTAATTGTCGTTGAATTCCTTGTGGTTTCGATTTCATAACCCCAAGATTCTGAAGTTTTTCCCGTATCCTTAGGCGTCGCTTCCTTTAAAGCTTCAGTCACTTCCTTTGCAAAACTGTCGAGCTTCCGATACCACTTCTTACTAGTTGCTTGTCGTAAAAGGCTTTCTGTATGCTTGAAGTTTCCTTCACTATTTATTCTAATGCCCATAAAAGAAGCGCCGCCCTTTCGTAAAAATTTATAGAAGTTGTAGAATTTACGTGCGTGGTTTTCGTCTAGCCTTATTGACCATATGGTTCTGTCTAAGAACATCCTGCTTAGACATTTTCTTAGACGGTTGGCTTTTAATGCTAGCAACCTTTAAAAGCGTCATGAGTCTATTAAAATGCCAATACTGAGTCTCAAAAGGAATTTGTGCAGCCGCCATCCAATAATACACTAACTCACTTGTAACGATTTCGTTATTGCTAGGGGTTTTGCCCTGTTTTAATAATTTATCATTAAACCAAGTTGCTGTCATGGAATCGTTCATGTATTCGGCAATCTCGTTTTGTTGGGCCTTGGTTAAAGCTTGTAAAACGAGTGGATTAACATTGTCATCCAGAATCATACATCGAATGTAATCAAGCATTTGTTCTTGGGTTTTCTTGTGTCGTTTATCATCTGCGAGAAACGCAATCTTCCATTTTGATTCCCACTTAGCTATTGCATATAGACTATGCTCTAAATGGAGAGTCTGCGGTTCTATAGTCACAAACTCTCCATTAGCTTCATCGTAAAATTCTACAGCGTTAACCTGCAGTTCGAGCATTACTTATGCTGGAGCGCAGGATGATTTGCATTCTGATTGCCCGATGCCTGAGCCTTCTCTCGTACATCGGGAGGAAGGATGCCATTTACAAAGTTTGCAGCCTCTTTGTCATCACTTACGAGCTGCATATAGAGAACGCTGTACGCCTCTGTCTCGATAAATTCGTCGGCAAGTCGATGTCCGTCAGGTGCCTTCTTGATGAATCGCTTACCGTCAGCAGACTTCTCACCATAAGCGAGCATGATAAGCTCCTTAAAGAGCTTTGCCAGAGTAGGTACATCTTTAGCCGCAACGATCTTGGTGATGTACTCACCAAAACCGCCAGCCTGGGACATCTGAAGCTCTGCAAGCTCTGCCTGTGTCAGATTGAAGTAGAAATCTTCCTTCATCTCGACGCCATCAAAATTCGTGTACTCGATTGTCTTCTTAAGCATAATAATTACCTCCGCTTGTTTCTTGTGGTTTTTCTATTTATCCATTATACGCGCTTGACGTATTTGGAACTGAGATTAATCCAGCCTACGCCGGAAATAAGCTTGCCCCAACCATTCTTCTCCTCGATGATGGAGTAAATCTCATTCTTATGAACGATTGCGGTACGTTTATAGGATGCTCCCGGTCCAGAACGAACGTTCAGTGCATAGCAAATTACTTTTACATTGAACTTCTTCACGTTAGTCGGGGTTGTGGGTTTTGTGGGTGTTATAGTTGGCGCCGGGGTTGGAGTAGGAGTCGGCTGTGTCGCAGGTGCGTCGGTCTTCGCAAAGCCATTCTTACCGGAAGCCTTGATGATCGACGGAAAGTCTTGATAACATTCATCGAGATCCACCTTACCGTTGATGCCTTTAATAGACCCTTTATCACTCTTCTGCCAGATAGCATACGGATCCGGATAGTTGGTTTTACTTACACCGTAATGTGCAACCCACATCGTATACTTCTGTCTCGTAGTGGTGGAAATGTTATCTACCAGAGGATAACGAGAACCGTAGATACCTGCGAAATATCCAGCAGCCTCGAGTTCGGAACAGAATGCCTCAACGATCTCGGTAACGGCGGTTTTAGAAAGGGCAAGCTGCTTTTCATACTCAACATCCATGTAAATCGGATACTCAAACTGTTTACCAGAGAGAGCCTTGATACAAGCCTTTGCCTCCGATCTCGCTGCAGCAGGAGTGAGAGCCTTGGAATACCAGTAAGCACCACAAGGAATGCCATGTGCCTTACATTCTCGGTAATTTCGCTCATACTTGACATCTGTTGCAGTACCAATACCGGCGCGCATGATAATGAACTGTGCCTTAGGATCGGTCTTTACCTTGCTGAAATCTGGGTCACCCTGCCATTTTGAAATGTCAATGCCATAAACGGTAGCCATTAGTCGTTACCTCCTCCCATGAGATACATAAGAATAAAAAGCCAAAGCACGTCCCGCGAAGAATCAGACTTAAACACATTGGGAATGTTTGTCTCCTCGATTCGGTTTTCAAAGCTGGGGAGATTGTACTTGATGTCGAACGTTGTTGCTCGTGCGATGAGAACGGACAGATACTTGCCCATTGTGTCGTACTGTTCCTGAAGCAAAGAATACTCGGGTGAATCCTCACCGATTTTCTTCATATGCTTCTCGAGACCATACATACGAAGATCACACTGTTCGATCTCTGCGACGAGCCGCTCCTTCCAGTCGTCTGACATCATTCCGTCAATGGTGTCTCTTAAAGTCTTCATATGAAATTCCTCCTTTTATTATAGCTTTTAAAAGCCTTATAAATTTTAGTTTTAGATATCGATTTTTGAGTTCTCTTGTGGTGGTGATAGTTAATAATGACAATCGTGAAAGCATTCCGGACGCCATCTTAGAGGTCAGAACTAAGTTATTACGGATCCTGGAATGAAGAGATCTGTACTTTCTTTTAAGACGTAATAGAACCGGTTTTCGAAGCATAAATCTGGTCCCTTGATACCGGTAACCAAGAGCCGATACGGGACGAGATGATACTTTGTACACTTGCCAGTTAGGTTTTAACCGTAAACAAATGCCGTTTAAGTAATCGGATATGGCCCGAACTACTTTATGGAGCATTCTCTTATTAGAATGAAAAAGTGTTAAATTGTCCATATAACGAAGATAATGCGGTACATGAAGAACCTCACGAATGTAATGATCGAGAGGTTGAAGAAGGACATTCGCGAACCATTGACTATGGAATGCGCCTATCATTACACCATCCTGTATTGATATTTTTATCAATTTCATCACTCGCTCATCATTTATAAGACTTCGAAATCGACTTTCTATAATTGATGGTAAAATGGACTCATAAAAATGATGAATGTCGAGTTCTGCACAATATTTGGTATGCTTTGGATCATTTTTCAGCCATTTACGAATACCAGTTTGTCCGCGTTTTAGACCTCGACCTTTAATCGAACCGCAGCACCAATAGTCCATTCCTCGCATCATTACGGGCATCAAAGCCTGTACAAGCATATGGTGGATGTACTGGTCGGGCCATAATTTAGGCTCTGTTATAGTTCGAATCTTCTTGGCGTTGTGGTCATATCGCCTAGTGACTTTTGGTCTACTTGGCTTAAATCCCTTTATTACGATGTTTCGTAACTCTCTAACACGCTCTTCTAATGTAGCTTCTATCCATATCACGGTTCGATTAAGACCCTTACGTGTGCGCCTGTGGGATTTGTTTACGTCTCTAATCGCTTGTTTAATGTTGTCATCGCTAATTAATATGGGAAAGAGATTCTTTACTCTCTTCATGAGGTGTTTGCTTCCTTGTTGCTTTTTATGGATGTTCGCGGATTTACGTTACTAGTCCATACCCATTTAAGCAAAATTTTCACCAAGTGGTGTGCGAAAGGCCGCGCCGAGTAGAATATAAAAAGTGCAAACAAGTAGACGAGCGCCGATGTTACCGTTCGAGTTCGAAGAACTGTTATTGCCGTTCAGATAGAACATACCATAGTTCCGGTTCTGGTTGTAGTTACCGCCAACGTAGAGAACCACACCAGACGAATTATAGTTACAGTTATCGGCGAGACTGCGCGACCAGTCCCATTTTGATTAAATTTCTGACCAGATTTGGGTGTTCTGTTTAAAATTGTTACGATTGATTTATCCGTGGGGGAAGTATCCCCCTTCACCCCCTCAAATGGGTAATTTCTGGAGACGAGCGCCGATGCTACCGCCCGAGTCCGAAGAACCGTTATTGCCGCCCAGATAGAACATACCATAGCCCCGGTACTGGCCGTAGTTACCGCCAACGCAGAGAACCACACCAGACGAATCATAGTAACAGTAATCGGCGATGTAAGTAGAATAACTCGAGTCTGATACGATAGAAGACGGATATAATGCCCATTCGTAGTCGGTGGCTGTCGGAACGCCGAAAGCACTGATACAGCCAGACGAGGTGTATCTTGTACCAGTGTTAGTACCACCAGAAGAATCGGAATACGTAGAGGGGTTAAGATAAGTGTAAATCGAAGAAGATGAAAATCTAATACCATCACACCAATCGAGGACATTATCCCAGATACCCTCGATATACCGGTATTGGGTTGAAGCGGCATAAGTCGTTCTGGAAGAAGCCATTGTACCAGTATGGTAGGGCATAGAGTCAGTATAACCCATCGTTACGACGGACGAGCCATTACCACATCCATAGCCTATTACTTTCTGAGAATCCCAATCGGCGAATTCCACAATGTAAAGCATCCGGATGGTCCAGAACATAGCAAAATCAAATTGCCAATAGTCAGATCCCAGGTTATGAATGCTGGTTCTTGCGGTGGATCTTGTGATGGAAACCTTAGGCGAAGAACCGGATGTGGACTTATAGTTAGTCGAAGAACAATGGTACCGTCCTACATACACATAATCCCGTTCTCCAACACCATCACCTCTGTCCATATGGGCAGGAGAGACAGAAAAGCCTTCAACGGGGCCATTTGCGATCTGAAACGTCATGGCAGAACCGGTTTTCGTGATTTTATACCAGAATTTAGGAATCTCAACGAGTTCGTTTCCATCTAGAGTCACTCTTCGTATTCCAGACCAAGGCATAACATCGTCGAAGGGCGAATATCCGGGATGATTGTTGTCATTAACATATGGGTCTGGATTAGAGAAAGACGCAGCATCGTCTGTTCTGGTCATAGTGGTAGTGGAAGAACCATCCCAAAATACGCCAAAGGTCTGAGTAAATGCAAGACTTGTTGTGTATGTCGTATAATCATCTACCACAACAGTCTTTGTGACGCTATCACCATCCAGTTCCATCGTACATGTCCACGTGCCGAGGTTGACAAGATAGGTTTTCGGGGTTCCGTCGGATGTGTACGTGTGGGTGGTGGTGCCATCTGTCAGAGTCACTTCGCCACCTTCAACTGCTGTTACAGCGAGCTTAGCGAAGGCGAGACTAACGGACTGCGTGGTGTTGGTTGTGGTGGTCTCGATGTATTTCGTTTCAGAGGTCGCACCTTGGAGAGAGGCATTGACCTGATAGAGACCAGGGTCATCGATATGGAGAACCGCATTGCCGGAAGAGTCGGCAGTGGCGGTGTATATTTTTGGTAGACTCATGTTAATTCACCTCGCTTTAGGAATTGGGTGGGAGGTACAGAAGGCGAGCGCCAACGAACGTGTCATAGTCCGACGAGCCGACGTCACCGCGCAAGCAGAACAAGCCGTAGCCCAGGTACTGGCTATAGTTACCACCGAAGTGCAGCACCACACCGGAACTGTAATAGTACACACGATCACAACAATAAGTAGCATAATTACTGTCACTATATACATCACTGGGATATACAAAACATTCATAGCCACTTACTGTGCTGTCTTTCCATGCTTTAATCTCATTAGAAGAAGTTGGTCTAGTACCAACCAACGTTCCTCCACTACTATCAGAAAAATTAGCAGGATTCTTAATGGCATAAATATTAGCGCTAGAAAAATAAATACCATCTACCCAGTCCAATACGTTTCCCCATAAATCTTCAATCCATCTATATTGTGTACCAACACCATATGTTGTTCGAGAAGATTTCATGGTGCCTGTGTGGTAAGGCATACTATCAGAAGCACCGAGGTTTTCAGTTGCTGAGTTATTACCACATCCATAGCCTATCTTTGCTTGAGAATTCCAGTGCGCGAATTCTACAAGGTATAAATACCAAATGGAGATCAGGGTCATCATATCAAACTGGCAATATCCAGTACCTCTACCAGAACATCCACTTCTTGCCGTAGATCTGGTAATACTTGCAAGAGGTTTCACACCAGAAATTGATTTATAACCAGTACTTACATGATATCTGGATACGTATACATAATCTCTTTCTCCCTTACCATCACCACGATCTTGATGAGCCGGAGATACAGAGAATCCAGCAGTTGCTTTATCTGCAATTTGGATTTTTCTTTTTGTACCAGTTGTGGTAACCTTAACCCAGAATTTAGGAATCTTTACAAATACATCTGTACCAATTGTTTCTTTTACCATACCACTCCATGGCATGAGGTCATCAAATGGTGAACTACCAGGATGGTTTCCGTCATTCACGTATGGATCGGGATTATCAAATTCGGCAGCGTCATCTGTCCGTGTCAATGTCGTTTCTGAGCCGCCGTCCCACTCGACTCCGTATATATGACCAAATCCAATCTTCATTTCATATTCTTTGACATCATCAATATCAATTTGCTTCGTATAAGTATCGCTGCCGTCAATAGCTGTCACTGTCCATGTCCCTGAAAACGGAAGCATGAAGGTAACTGCGGTAGTCTCACCGGCACCTGTACCTGTCAGTACCGTATACCCGTCTGTGATGTTCAAAGCAGAATTCGTCGGTGCATACACCTTAAGAACATAAGAAACACGAGTTGCGGTGACAACTGCGCTGGGTTCAGTGGTGACATTCACGGTAGATTTGAAACTGGACTCGCCGCCTGCCGGAATCGTCAGAATATCATCGGGAAACTCCTCAAATCCGTCCCCAGTATTAACCGTGCCACCCATCGTTGTGATAGCATTGGCGATATCGGTCTTAGCGGTTACTAAGCGGCTAAGGTTTTCTGCGATTGTGTGTTCTGGCATATCAAAGCACCTCCTCTAACACGGTGTTGATGTTACCAAGAATCGTATACACACCGCCACTTGTGATGCAGGCAGTGCTTCCGCTTGTAGCAGAGTCTGTTACGTCTCGGTAAGCGGCATTATTAAGGTTGTTAATATTAGCGAGATTCGCCGCCGTTACAAACCTATTAGTCTTATTTGTATCATCTACCAAATCAGAACTCAGTTTGCTATTAGACGTAATCTCAGACTGAAGACCAGAAATAAGACCTCCAATCGGGAATGTTACGTAAGTTCCGTTCTTGAGTTCAAGCTTGATAGCGTTACCATATGTTGGATCATCACTGACATATTCACCGCCTACTACCATTGTTTCAAGCGGAAGGTCGATTCCTGTGGACGTACTAATGACTGTTCCAGAGGCATCCTTTAATGTTGCGGTAAGAACGTAAGTCGTCGGATCAATACTAAGGTCGATAGTTCTTGCCGAGGAAGCATCTTTGAGAGTATAAATTATATCATTAAGTTTAATTGCGGATATATCAGCCATTTTAAAGCCTCCTTCAAAATCTAAAATTTGTTTTAAACAAGTCCTTAAAAGGACTGATAGGTCTAATAAACATTTAAGAAGACATACCCCGCCTCCCATTTTGAAAGACGGGGTCATTAGTCTTCATGACTTCATTACGTGTTGTTTTCGGGAGTAACGTAGTCGGAATCGGTGCCAACAGTGAAGTTGGTAATATTACCGGTTGCAGTGTTGGAACCGGTAGAGGTAAGCTCCTCGCCAGTGAATGCCAGCTTAACAGAAGTACCAGCCAGGTTTACAGTCTGAGTGCCGGTAGCATCTACAGTAACATCAGTTACAATGCTCTTAGCAGTGAAGGACGGCAGAGTAACATCAGTAGGCGTACCACCATTGAAAGTGCCCTTGTCGAAGGTGATGGTGAGGGTCTCAGCCTCAGAGCCAGTACCAAGAGATGCAGTCAGGCTCGGATCAACGGTGAAGGATGCTGCAGTACCAGCGGTTACGGAGCCACCACCAGTAGCACTTGTAGCAACATAGTTGCCAGTAGCCTCAGTGGTAGGAGTTACAGTAGTAACCGGGCAAGCTACAGTACCAGCAGGGGTGTAGGTCGTGCCGACGCCAGTGGACGGGTTTACGTTAACAGCACCTGCCGGAGTGCCCTTTACCGTAGCAGTGAATGCAGTACCCTCGAAAGTAGCGGAACCAGTGCCAGTGGGCTTAGTGTAAGAAGCCTTGTCGTAGTATGCCAGATCGCCAAGGGTGGACATATCACCAAACTCATGCCACTTGCTGTCAGAGGAAGAGTAGATGAATTCCTTACCGGAGTAGATTGCCAGCATACCATTCTTGGCAGTTACACTTTCGCTGCCGATAGTGATCGTGGAGGTGGATGCGCCGTCAGTCAGAGCAGTGGTAGTAATACCAGCATAGATGACGCCACCAGCGGCTGTCTGTCGAGCTACGGAGTCCTTGATCTCATACGTAGTGCCATTGAGTTTAATTTTACTTACTTCGTTTGCCATAGCGATTAGCCTCCTTTAAGACTTTGTGATGATGAGTGTTTCGGCGTCGTCAATATCCATATAGGCAGTGACTTTATTATTCCAAAAATCGCGTTCTGCTTCCGTAATGGTACCAGACGCTACAAACGGCATATCGATAAGTCTCGTCACACCATCTCCGACCTTTAAAGCAGCAATCTCAACCCCGCTGGAAGTTGTCATATAGTCTGTGTAGACATAAATGACATCCTTATCTGTCACGAGGTCAACGAGATAGTTCCACTCAGCAGTCGTTTTGGACAGCACCGGCTTGTTAGCAACCGCGATTTCCGAAATTCGTTCGTTGAGGTTCACATATGTTCCGCGAGCTTCCGTTACTTCGTCGGTAACAGATTTTAAACCCGCCTTAACCTCTGTGTCGTCGTAGTTTTCGAGTCCTACTGTTTTGTCCAGAAGGTCGTCGATTTGTTTACCTGTATATTTGAGCACGTAGTCTGCCATGAAGCTCACCTCCTAGATAACAGTTTATTATTGAGAGAATCGAACAATGCAAAGCCGTCGAATGAGAATAGATACTTTGGCTCAGGATTCGGATCGAGATCGGTTGCCTCAATCTCAACACGGCTAAGACGCTCGCCCTCATACTCTACTCCGTTTACGAAATCCTTGAAGATCTCTTCGATTCGAGAGAGTGCTTTATCAGCGTAACTTTGGCCTTTCATATAAGCCAATAGTATCTTTTCCCATCGACTAAGTGGCGGTGCATTGTATTCGGTTCCATCAATAATGGCTCTGACTATCTTTTCGATTCTGGAGGATGGCGTATGGACATTTACAGTAAAGCCCATAAGATCTTTGAGCAATGCTTCAAGTCTACTAAGAGCATCATTCATGTCTCTATCCTCCTATTTTGATTTTATTACGTGCCAGAAAGCAGTGCCAGGACTTCATCGGGCAGAAGAACGTGTGGATCAGTTCCTGTGGAACCCTCTGTACCATCGCCATCTGTACCGAACAAAGCGTCCTTAATCTTCTTAAGCTTTGCACGACCGGTTGCATCTGCGAAAAGCGGACCGGTGGAATCGATCTTAAGAATAGCCGTATTCTTATAACCTTTAACCGGAACGGGTGTCGTTGTAAAGTCCCAAGACAGTTCCTGAGGCTCCGGACTATCATTGATTGTCTGATACTCACGCTCGGACGGAGATGCCGTTGCGTTGTAAATGATATGGATAATGTAACCATAATCGTTACCTTCCAGATCATTACCCTTCTGAGTTACATAAGCCAGGCAGAACGGAACCCGAGTCTGCTGACCAATAGTAATGCCAGTTCTTGTTCCGCCGGCACCAACCATCAGATCTGCTGTACCATCGCAAGCATCAAACTCTGCGGGAGACTGATAAGCGGTAATAGAACCACCAAAGTCCTCAACACCGCGCAGAGCCAGGTACTTGATGTTATCAGCGTAGAAAGCTTCCTCATCCGCACCTTCTGGAGTCTCGGTTACAGAAATAAGGCCATTCCATGCGTAACCTCTATCCCAAGTAGCGTCAGCACCAGTACCGGTTCTCGGGTACAGAACACCCTGGCTAATACCAGTTTCATAAAAGTGCTCGCCACTCTTATCCCATTTTAAAGCTGCCATATGGTTTTCCTCCTTCGATTAGTAGAATAGCGTATAGTTATAATGATTGAGATTGTCTTTCGTGAAAAAGTTATTCAGAACGCAATGCTCAAATCTTTTCGGTAATTCTTCGATAATTGGATTGTCTGGATTTTTTGTAATGAGCGTAACATTATAGCGTCTTGTGAACAGATATACTTTATCATCAGCTCTATCTATTTTGGCTGTAGAGAGATTGTATATGATACAATCGAATTTGAGTTTCACTGACTCAGGAGGCTGATAATAGCAATTCTTATTTCCAAGAAGAGATTCAAACTCTTTGTGCAGAGACAGTCTGCGGTCCATTCTACATCTACCTCCATTCTTGTTCAGTGATTGAGAATACTTCTGATATAGCAGTCCTTCCAAACATGCAAAATATCAAAAAGCATGATCCGACTTTATTTATTATACAAATCGCCAATGGATAGAACTAATCTCGGAAACTGTACCTCAACGTTTGACACTTCCCACAAAGTGCCGTTCCAATCCACATATCGAATCTTTTTGAAGTTGTCCGAGGCATATGGATCTGCAAGAATACTAATCCTAGTGGTGATAGAAATATCATCGTTTAGATTGCTGGTGTTCTTCCACCGACTAGAATAAGTCGACAGATGTTCACCATAATATGCTCGCTCGACCCAGGTTTCCTCGAACACTCCAGGATGGTTTTCAGGATCTGTTTCAACAGTATCAAGAAAACCAATCTTTCCGTAGAACTTCACCTGATAAACCTCCTATTTTGAATTAAAAAGTTAGGATGGCCCAAACCCAGCGTCGACTTAGTCTAGGCCACCCTTTCCACAAGAGAGGAAGCAATTAGTCCTTCTCCCCAAGTGAACTTTTAGAGAGAAGCGTTAATTAGCCCTGAGCCGGAACATACTCAAGCACGAGTGCGGACTTCGGCTTAACAAGGCAACCAGAGCAACGAGTCTCCATCAGGTACTTCATCTGGTTGTAATCGATGTCGAAGTCATCAAAGGTATTGATCTCGCCACCCTTATCAGCGCCGACAACGTAGTCTGCCGGGTTTACAATGATACCAGCCAGAGTGCGAGTTACAGCAGAAGCGCCCTCACCAGTGGTTCTGGTAATGCCTGCCATGGGCTCAACAGTAACGATCTTAGAAACGAGCAGTGCGGTTGCAAGCTCATCCTTAGTTCTGTAGAGTCTTCGGCCGATACCATCCTCAACGAGCAGCAGATCTGCCAGAGTATCCTCAGTAGTATAGAATGTCGGATTACCAGAACCCTTATAGTTCTTGCGTGCCTTGATTGCAGCCTTAACGAGAGCCTTGGCCTTAGCCTCCTCATCGTCATCGGCAGCAACCTCAACGTCGACCTTTACGGAGAACAGGTCGTCATCAGTGTAGATCGGACGAATGCAATCCTCGTTGATCTTGTCGTCTGCCTGGGTTACCGGATCACGACCATCACCCAGCAGAAATGCACGAGCGAGTTCCTCATTCAGCATGACTCTCATCTCACGGCGAACGTATGCTACTACATCGAAATCAGTTACATCAATGATGTCATCACGATCGAACTTCTGCTTCTTGTAAACGGTGGTCGGAACGGTGATTCTCTTCAGGAGCTTGAATACTTCTTCGAGCTTCTTCTTACCCTTCACGTAACCTCTTGCACGAGCCTCCTCGGCAGTAATGTCTGCAAAGATAGTCTTAATACGAGCGAACGGGCTACGCTTAACCGAATTCAGGAACGCAGATACCCACTCCATATCTCTGGAGATAAGCTCGGGCTCCTTAGTCCAATTCTTAGCATCCGGGAACAGCCAGTCGATGTCCTTGATACCATAGGCGTCTGCATGAGCAAGAATAGTATCCTTCAGGCTCTGCTGCTTCTTGGAAGCCTCTGCAAAAATTGCGGAGGTCTCTGCTCTCAGTTCCTCGCCGTGCTTTACAGCATTCTCATCAGAGGACTGAATGCCGGTGTAGGTTGCGGAATTGTCAAATACGTTGTGCTTCATTTCTTTTTCATCCTCCTTGGATTCGTTCGTTGCTTCGTTGTTAGATTTGTTATTACGCTTCATAGCCTCGCCGACCATAAAGTATACAACCATTTTCTGCTTCTCGGACATTGCGTCAAAGACATCCTTGATGGTTTCCTCGTCATTGTCAGCATGCTCGAGTTCGTCATCTTCGGTGTTCTCGGTCTCAGTCTCGGTTTCGGTTTCCTCAGGCTCTTCATCCTCATCTTCATTAGAAAGGAAGCAGCTACCATCGGCAGCGTGACACAGGAAATACGGAGTCTCGAAGTCGATGACCTCGTCATTGTATACGAATCCCTGCTCGCCATATGCTTCGCTACCATCAGAATGTGTGATGATGTTGTCGATATACGCGCCAGGATTTGCGCCATGCATTACAAGGCTTACCTCACGAATTACACCATGAACAACATCAGGGCCATTCTGGGTAAGCTGATTAGCATAGATAGAAAGCGCATCAAGATCACCATGCTTAACCGCTTCTAGAGCAGCCTTGCCATTCTCGGAGTCATTGAGTGCGCAGTAAGCATATACGCCCTCTGCACGATTCTCAAGAAGTGCATGGCCGATTACGGATGCGGGAGAAGAATGATCATGCTGCCACATAAGCGGAACAACATCGCAATCATTGTCCTTGAACGCATCGCGCTTAATTACGCGACCATCTGTGCACTTGAGATTGTTTCTAGTGGCCCAGCCACTAAAATCAAATCTTTCTGCCATTTTGAATTTCCTCCTTGTTAGATAGTATATCGGAATAAGAATCATCAACAACTGGCGAATTATTTATTGGATTGCCATTATCGTCTGTCGCTTGGTTTAGATTCTTGTTTCTAAGTTCGTTTGCGGCCGGATCATCAACCGGTTTGTAGCCAACGATTGCTCTAACCTCATTAGAACTGAGAATCTCATTTCTAGTGAATTTATCAGCAATGTCAGCAACCTTCTCGACAGGAACGAGCTTAAACGGATCTCTAAAGAACCAGATTGATTCTCTTTGAGTAATAGCAGTTCTTGATAAAAACTTTCGTTTAAATTCGTCTGCGATTGCCGCGAGAATGGGCTCGACGGTTCGGCTATAGTAGTTTAGTAATTCCTGCTCTGATGCACTGCCATCAAGAATGGCTTGTGTGATGCCAAGCTGTGCATAAAGATCAGTCCGTAGATCCTGAACCTGTGTAGAAAGCTGATTTTCTACAGGTCTATTAAGCTGAATTACCTGCTCTGTACCATCCGTATAAGCAATGCCATATTCAGAACTCGTAAGCTGGGTCTCAATGTCTTTTCGACGTTGTTCCGCTTGTTGACGCCGAACTTCGCCTTTAACGATATAGGGAAGCTGAATGATAAGATCGAGCTTGCGTCCGCTGTTTCTTTCATCCAGCATATCGATTAGATTGAGCTTTCGCATGAGTCTTTTTGCCGTTGAGTTAGGTTCATTCATGATTGAATAGAACGGATTCTCAATAATAGCAATGGTTCGCTTAGGACAAATGATCTCCTTATGCAGTCCATCTCGTTCATCATACAAACGAACACGAACTCTGTCAGGATACCATTCCATAATCTTACCGACTCTCATTGACAAGATGTCATAAGATTCGGTAACATCTGGGTTTTTATCCGTTTCGGTTGGTACAACAGCTACTACTCCTTCATCAAACATCGATAGAACAAGGTCAAGAACGAATGCTCGACCAGTCTGATCGATATTTGCTTCAACGGTCATACATCGATTGAGCTTGTCTTCAATAGTTGTGACGTATTTACCATTAGCGTCGAGCTTTGCATGGAGTAGATTAATCTGGGCGACATCATTCGCAATTCGATTGTAAATTGCGTTGACGATTGAACGCTCATTTCCTCTACTCAGCACGGCTTTATCGGGTCTTGATCCATATGACGCATAGAAAGGATACTGTTTTTCTTTCGTCGGATCTCGCCCGATAAAGGCGTTCCAACCATTTTGAAATCTTGTAAATAATGACATTGGTTTGGCTCCTTATTAGGATTGAAAAGCGAAGTGTTTTACAATAGGACTGATCTCTCGTTTCTGCTTAATGTCCTTCAAATCTTCAATAGACTTCGTTGCATATCCGAAATTATCAAAAACATCAGATTCGACAATCTTGTCCATTAATGAGTCATCCATCTTGACACGATCATCGGCAATAAGCTGCGCAAGATTGAAAGCATCATTTTCATTAAGAAGAATTCTGTTTCGATTCTTCTCGCTGAGTTTGGTGTTTATCTCAGACAAGACTAGCGAAGCGAGAACTCGACTTTCGAGTGTTGGTATAAATGACACAACAGGCATCATAAGCTTTGTGGCCTTAAGATAGTCATCGGCTCTTTTTTGTCGATTATGCTCCTCAGATAAAGCTCGTACATAAGCCTTTCCAGAATCAACACTCTTTACGATTCGTTCCAGACCCTTCTCGCCATATTTATTGACAAGATCTTTGTACGTTTGCTCGTCATCAAATCGGGATCGAAGTTCGGTCAATCGCTCTACTTTTTTCAAAGTCTTCTTCTGGGATCTTGTAAGCTCTCCGTGAATCTCATCTTTTACTCGACGTTTGCCGGGATGTCTAGGTTCTCCAGAATATCCATAATGTTCTCTTCCTTCAGGAGTGAGGGAGCCATCTTTGTTCTGATAACGACGTTCTCCCCACTTCTGTCCGAGGATGCCATGATGCATAAGAAAATCTTCTGTCATACCAGTATCACCCCACTCCGAAGAAATCTTTGACGAATTGAACACCTTGAGAAACTGCAGGTTTAATCTTCTTAGAATTAGCTTTCATAGAAGACGCCGTATACTCAACATATCCGTCAATGAACTTTCGAGCCTTCTTCGCGGCTGACACGTTCTGTTCCGCTTTAGATGCTGCTAAAGAATCCAGATAGGGCTTCTTTCTTTTGTACGTATCAGCACGTTTTTTAGCAGCTTCGAGTTTGGCTTTTTCATTTGCTACATAATCGACATTCGCGATATTGTAATTGACTCTGCCATAACGTTTTCTGGCTGCATCAAGTTTAGCTTTTTCGTTTTCGGCGTAGGCATTTGCAGTATTTCCTTGGACACCGCGTCGATGCTTTTCCGCTGAAGATGTCCATTTCCAAACGCCTTTATTCTCGTCATATGAGAAGCCAGCGGCGTTCCATTCTCGCTCTTCTTTATCGTTCTTCGGGTACACACCTTGAGGGAGGTAGGTATAAGAGCCAGATTTTTGTGCATCTTTTACATACTCTTTAAGACTGTCAGGTATCGTGTTTCCTGTAGTAACGTTCTTCCACCGCTCTTTATTTTCCCGATAGTATTTTGCATTATACTCTTTCTCGCGTTTCTTCTGTTCTGGAGATTTTCCCCAAGAATGTGCGAGTTCTTCCAAAAAATCCATAATTTCACCTGCCTTTAATAGAACAAATCCTTGTTGTTTTTCCAAGCGACATAAGCATCCATCATGGCGGACACATTATCGATTTTTTGGTCGCTTCGTTTCTTCAGAAGTTTGCGATTTCCATTTGTGTCTTCAAGTGTGATACAGTTACCCATACAAAACTTCATAATCTCTTGGTCGAATCTAAGCATTCGATCTTCCGATAGAATCTTAAGTTCTCCAAGGGGCACTGTTTCTGTTCGTGCACCCTGTGCCACTTTCTCGACACCAAACGGTGTATTTTCCGTAGACCAACGTGTAATGAATTCTTTTGCGTTGTATGGGTCATAACCCACAGACACAACATCATAAGAGTTTGCCTGTATATACGCATCGAGTTCATCATATACTTGATTCATGTCTAAAACGGAGCCGTCCATAATAATAAGACTGCCTTCATTTATGAACATCTCATACGTCGATCGCATCGCAAGCGGAAGATTGCACAACGTTCTCTCTGTAATGTAACTCCTCGCTTTTACGCCGAAAGAACCATCGCGTAATGGAAAGAGAAATGTGAATGCACAGAAGTCATCACCTTGAGACAGGTCACATCCCATCGAGCAAGCCATGGACCAGTAGTCTCGATGCTCGTGCGGTATGGTTTCGTCATAGGTAAAGTAATACGTATAGCCTTCCATAGGAATGCCAAAACGCTTTGCCAGAATATCATTTCTGGTTGCAGGAGCTTTCTCAGCACGTTCTTTATCGAGCTGATATGTCTCGTAACTAACTGTCTTACCAAGATTCGGATTTGCTTTAATCCACATATTAGGATCCGCAACTTCCTTAATGTCATCGAGTCGATACCACCAAATAGAAATGTGAGGGTTGATGTAATCGCCCTTCAGAATGTCCATCAATTCCATTTTGATTGTATCACCACTGCCGTTTCTGACTGTACCTTCGGATGAAATCGCGACAATGAGATAATCGTCAAGTTTTGACGCGCCCTGCTCGATTGCACCAACAACATCCTCTCGTACGTCTCCAGAAAGCCACTCGTCGATCGTTGCGATTTTACAACGGAGACCCTGTAGCTTATCTACAGACATCGGTCGAATTTCCAATAGACTTGATGTCAAGAAATTCTCAATACCCTTTTTTGTCGCCGATAATTTACACCGATTCATCTTAGAGCCTGTGGTGTTTTGAATCGAACCCTCTGTTAAAAATTTGAATAGTGGTCCTCGTGCTCTTGCGATGGATGTACGTATCGGCGACATAACCTCTTCCGCCTGATGCATTGTTGGGGCGGTTGTTACCTGATGTGTGGTGAACGGATCTATGTTCAGAAAATAATTCTGAATGCAAGATGCATACATAGACTTCGCCGCGCCTCGAGCTACGATAAGATACTGTTTGTTGGTGAGCCGCTTTTTAATACGCTTCATTTCGTAATGACCGCCGTACCCATCCTTATCAGGGACGAATACTGAGCGATCAACGAAGTAATACCAACCAAATATCTGTTCTGCCCATAGCTTAAAACTATCGAGCAGGTGTAGCTCGGTACCATCAGTAAGGGTAAGCTCATTTTCACAATAGGCAATAAACCCATTGATAGCTTCGTCATCATAGTAGATGTTTGGGTTCGCAATGAGATCGTCAATGCGATTCATCTCCATTGAGATCTCTTGATTTACTGGTATTTTTCTTTGCAAAACTGCTTCTCGAAATTGCCCGTAATAGATTGGAACCGCAGTATTTGATAAACTCATTACTAATTGCTTCTTTCTTTTTTATTACGACTTGGTTTTATTGTACAGTTCCTCTATCTGATCGTCCTCTAGATCATATCCTTCACAAAGTTTCTTAAACTCTTTAAGACTAAGATTCTTTGTCTTCTGGACCTTAAGCCTGTTATCGGGATCGATAACGCCAAGAGGCATGCCATCACTAAGAAGCTTTTCCATCATAAGATCTACTGGGTTTGCATCAACGCCGGCTCGAGTATTCTTTATGTGCAGCTTCTTAGCTTTAGCGGCTCGTTCTTCAGGAGTTGTGAATGTACCGACAGCTTCATTCGTAACAGCTCCGATTTGCTCATATGCCTTCCAACCAGCAAGAGCCAGACCGCCAACGCCAGCAACGATTTTGGTAGCAGTGCCAAGATTTTCGATGATCTGTTCTGTTTTGGTCTTACCATCTTTTTCGGATTTCTGAGCAGCGGTCTTCTTGTCAGGGTCTATTTTGCTCAAAGTATCAATTCTGGAGAAAGCACTCTTAAGCTCTTCATCGGTAAACAGGTGCCTATTATCATAAATTTCTTTTGGATCCGCCTTGGCAAGTATCGCAGCTTTCTTCTTTTCCTTAGCACTCTCTTTGACTCCAAACAATCTATCCATAAGAGATTTCTTTTCAGCCGGGGCTTCCTGTACAGGCTGCGCGCCCTGTTTGTTCTGATTGCCTTGAACCGTCTGCCGATTTTGCATAGGAGGATTGATCTTCTCAATCTTATCGATGCGCTTTATCGCTTCGTCAAGCTCGTCATTTGTAAACAGTTGTCGATTATTATAAACCCCATTTCTGTCACCAGTTTCGATGAGCCTTTTCTTAGTCGCTTCGATTTCATCCGCCTGTGCTTTTTTCTTAAGCTCGATTTTCTTAAGCTTCTTTGCTTTCTTTAAAGCCAATCTTTCAGCTCTCTCTTCTTTTGTTTCCAATCGAAAAGATTTGCGTTTCTCTCTAGGAGGACCGATTCCCCAATGACGGCGTCCTTCAGGAGTTAAGGAACCATCTTTATTCTGGTATCTACGCTCTCCCCACTTCATGCCGAGGGTTCCGTAGTGCTTAAGGAACGTTGTATCAAGCTTTTGATTCTCTGTCTCCATTCATCTTCACCTCCTCTTTGGAGTCCGTGCTACCATTTTGAATTTCTTCGTTCATACTGTTTAAAGCCTTATCCACAAATTTTGGAATAGGAACTCCTAATTTTTTAAGATTCTCACAGATACTTACGATTTCCATAAGAATGATGTATAAAGAGAATGCTGACAGAATATAGAATGGAAAGTTCATTCCCGCGGTAAAAAGCTGGCCAATGAACAAAATCATTATTTCTCCAAATTTTCTGCCGAGGCCCTCTCTCATTTTATAAGACTTAAGATGCCCACTTGCCCATGCATGGATCACGCCTGTTAGTACATCAATACCCATTAAAGTTACAGGAATAAGCATGATCCAACCACCATCATGAAAACTTACATCTACGAAAATGTTAGTGATCTCGTTCATTGGTCCTCTCCTTATAAGAAGTATAAGAGCCCGCCCCGATTATTACCGAGACAGGCTCTTACAATCATTGCTTATTCGCCTTTCATGGAATCGATAACTCGAATGAACTGATTAAGTCTATCACGCTCGTAGTTAGACTGAGCGCTGTCCATCATCTGTTCGATCTTATCGATTACTCTATCCTCAATACTATGGCCACTCATACCGCTATCATAAGCGAACGAACCATGCATACGACGGCCGGACGTTCTCATGTCATCATGGTAATCATCATGACCGTATGAATATCTTCGACCATCTCGACTGACGTATCTGCCAGTTGCTGCGTCTCGACCACGGGCATAAGAATGCATCCTTCCAGAATATCCGTCATACATCATGGGTTCATCCCATCCATAAGAATACTCATGATTAGGATAATACATCCGAGGCATACCTTCAGAAGTTTCATACTTATACTCTGCTTTTCCGCCGCGCATTACATCGTCGATCTTCTCAATAAGGCATACCGCATTCTTAGCATTCTCAATCTCCACAGGAGAAAGAGAAGGCTTGGAAGCAACAAGCTGCTCAATATCTTTTTCGACATGCTCACGGAGATTCATGAGTGTCTTGTTCTCCATTTCCATTTTGAATTCCTCCTGTGTTAATATGTTACGGCGAGATCGGGTCTACCGAAAATGATGTTGGGATTCTGAACAAGAATCGGAATGTCGCTAGTGTTTCTAACAGAAACCGTTTCACAACAACCATTCCATACATCAACATTGATCTCTCTGCTAACATTGAAGAATTCCTCGACTGCTGCAGGGGTGACGATCATTGTGCTTGCCGGAACAGTAGCCCCATCGACGGTAATTGCGAGAGAAATCTCACCGACTGTCTCGCCGGTCGGAACTGCGATGTTCGCCCCAAAGTTTACCCGATAATTGGCACTATTAATTCTTCTACAACAGCACCGATTTCGGTTAAGGCATCTTGGAATCCATCCAGAAAGAAGAAAATTTCCAGTTCCACTACGCCAACGAACAAGACCTCTTTCGCAAGGGCTAGGGGCAAGTGTGAAAACCACAGTCTCACCAGGTGGTACTGTCTGCAACGTGTTATTGGTGTATTCAGCCATTGCTGTCACCTCCTATCACGCGTTGCAACCGCAGCCGTTGTAGAAATTCTGATTAGCACAGCAGTTGGGATTCTGAACAACATATGCTGGAATGGGAGACGGATTCAGATACTGCTCGAGCGCCTGAGTCTGAGCCTGATTGTCAGCCAGGATAGCAGCACGGTTAGCCAGGCCCTCAGCGCGAATATTCTGTGCGGTGATCTGGTTCTGCAGAGCATTGTTCTGAGCCTTGAGTGCCTCGATCTCCTGCTGACACAGCTTATCCTGAATGCTCTGGATGCCATTGTTGATGGTATTAAGCAGCATCTGAGTGTTTGCGGTATTGTTCGTGATGATGTCGCGAGTGTTGTTAGCAGCCTCATAGCGATCCTGGCAATGCTCCTGAGCATTCGCATACTTAGAATCCAGAACTGCCGCACGATTCTCGCAGCAACAATTCTGCTGTGCCATAGAAATCGTATTGAGCTGGTTAGAAAGACCGGTCTGAAGATTAAACATCTGATTCATGTTAGCCATCTGGCGAGCATTATCGGATGCTTCGGCTGCGGAGAAACCAGAATTTACAGCAGCCGTGACACCGTTAAAGCCGTTGCACAGAGCCTGATTTACACCGGCAAAGCCAGAGCACATGCCCTGATTCACACCAGCGAAACCGTTAGTTACAGCACCAGTAAGGCCATTGATTCCAGACATAACTGCCTGCTGATCAAAGCCTCTCTGTACATCGTTATTAGTGGTGTTGTTCATGATGTACGGCATAGCACCGTTACCATATCCGCCACCCCAGCCATTGCCGTTGAAAGCAAACAGGAACAGAACCAGCAGCCACCATGCTCCGTCGCCGCCAAATCCGTTTCCGAAGCCACCTCCATTATTATAGCCAGTGGGAGTTACAAGCATTGTCGTGTTTGTTCCGTTTTCTGCAAGACTCATAGTAAAGCCCTCCTTGAATTAATTAGTAGATTGTAGTAGTGTAATTGTTAATGCAATATCCAAAACCTGCGCAGGTTTTTAGAACGTTATTTAATATCTCCATAAATCATCGCTTTGACTGTGGCTATTGGTATATCCAATATTGAGCCCATCTTGCTATCCAAGTAAGACAGATTACTAGTGTCAAAGATGATTACTGGATTTTCTCGTTTGAAATTTGTACCATAGTGAGAATCATTAGTATCGATGGCTGCGCCATAACCTTGACGCTTGAGTTCTTTAAAGAATCTGGCTCGCTGCCTTTGAAGGTCTGGATCTTCATTCGGAATCGTGTAATTGAAAAACCTGTAAATCTTATACAAATCTTCAGAAGATACATTTTGATTCTTTCGTTTTCGAACTTTTTCAAGCGTTTTTATTGATTCCTTATACGCCGGATTTTCCTTATGATTGTCAGGCATCAAAGATTCCATTCTTTTTGGATCTGTTACAAAGTTCCAAAAATCTTTAGACTTTTCGACGCATTTCGTAAAAGCTTCAACAGATGCTTTTTCATCGGCCACTTTAATGTCTTTATTCGCCTTATTTCGAATTTTGTATAACATATGGAACGCGGGACCAATGCGCTTTCCATTCTCGTCTACCTCGTCATTTTTTATGACCTTTTGAAACATCGCATTATAAAAATTCTTATCACGATCTGTAAGCGCTGCGTAATAAAAATCGGAATCTCTTGTTCGATCTTTATCCTTAGACAAAGTCTGTGCGACACTCCCACGTTTTATGATCGTCGGCGAACTTTTAGCCTCGTAATCGACTCGTTTCACTCTATGGCCTTTTAATGGATACGGCGGGCCATTACGCACGCCCCACTCTTGGCCTTTAATTCCGTGATGAGCTAAGAAATCAGTGTACAATTCTATTACCCCTCCTCCCCGATTTTTATTTAGCATTCTCATTTTTTTTCTGGTTATATCTATAATACTATTTCTCAGCCGTTTTCTACGTAAGGCTCTTACCCTAAGAATGCTGGAGAGAATCTAAGTAAACGGTGTTAAACATTTCTCTTCTAAAGCCCCACTCATCATTTAGAGCTTTATAGTTATTGCTAAGAGTTGCAATAGGATGATTCAACCGGGCTTTCATATATTCACTGTGCATATATTTGTCGACAGCTTTAGCGGTTTTCTTATAATTTTTGTATACGTCTTTGCACTTCTGTTTGACCAACTTATCAAAATTGGGAGACTTGCCGCCATTAAGTTCATCAGCATATTCTGGCGCATCATAGCGACGTTCAAACACGTCTTTATAGAATTTTTCACGAGCCTTCGGATTAGAATGATCATAATCTTTGTTTGTATAGATTTGATCCATCAGTTTCATCCCGTGTTCTTTGATTTCTTTAGCGGTGAGTTTTCGATGACTTTTTTCGTATTCTTTCTTTACTGCTTTATACTTTTTATCGTATTCGCGGCTGGCGTCAAAGGCTGCATCTTGCTTTTGCTTATACTTCTTAACCGACGACTTACTAAGATTAAGAAAATGCTTCCTGCCCATCGGTGTGAGGGAGCCGTCCTTATTCTGATATCGTCTTACACCCCACTTTTGTCCGAGAACACCATGATGATAGAGCTCGTCATCATTCCCGGTCAAAATATCTTGAAGAAAATCTGTCATCGCTTATCCTTTCCCCATAAGGTGATTCGCCATTTGAGCAACGGCGTTGAACTGCTCCTGAGAGATTTCGCCATTTTGAATTTTCTGCTGAATAATCTGCTGTGGGCTCATCTGAGCAGAAGCATTAAACTGCTGCTGAAAATTATTAAACTGGTTTACAAAATTATTGAAACCACCAAGCTGACTGAATAATGGATTCTGCGGATTAAAGTTAAAGCCGTTCATATACTATCACCCCTTAAGTTCGTTGTAAAGCGCTTCAAACTTTGCTTTCAGATCATCAAACTCCGCCTTCGGAACTGTAGATTCTTGCGATGTCTGATACTTCTCAGTTTGCGACGGTTGCATCATAGGATTTGGAGTCGTCTCTGTCAGACTCCATGTGCGTGGACTTAAATCAATTCCATATACGTCTTTTGCTTTCAAGCAAAGTTCATGTTCAGAGAAGTTAAACAGGGCGATCGTTTGTCCAGCCATTGGTGTATAATAGTTGTAATCCGACTTATTATTCACCATGTAACAAACTGTGATGCCTCTTTGCTCTGTGGCAAAAGGAACCGGTTGAAGTTGCGTTGTTGGTTGTGGATTAATCCAATTACTATAGTTTGGTTGCACCTGTTGTATTTGCTGCTGTTGAGTTGTTTGCGTAGGCATTGGTTGTGTCCGTGTTGTACTTTGCATAGGCTGAGTTCCAGCATTCGTATAATTTGCGAGCACTATTACCACTCCTTTCTGTAATAGTAAATCGGCGATTTATCTCCAGAATCAAACGTGTCATAATAATCACCATTCACAACGGCTATTACATGACCGGAGGTTTTAAGAAGATATGAACCAATCGGATGATCATCACAAAAATCTCTAACTGTATAGCAATCAGGACATGTATCCGGTATCAAATATCTTCTATAACCTCGCATCGATAGGAATTTACCCCACATCTTATCAGAAGAAGGCATGTCATAATTTTCCCGACAAATATCTGTTACGCTGTCAAATGCTTCTAACCATGTAAGACCTTCGAGTCTACAAATGGCCCTTATTGTACAGTCTGTGACATGTTTTCCTTTGGGGTTCGGATTATAGTAGATAAACATTTTGAATTAACCATAAAAATTTGATCTATAAGACTTTACTTAAGCGGAATAAAACTCGGTGTCGCGTAAAGAATCTCTTTCGGCGTTCTATTCTTATTCATTCTTGCTATCTCATCGATTGCATGCTGGTTTGAAACGCGGGCACTTCGGACGGCTTTCTTGTATGGCTTATAGTACTTCTCGGCTTTTTTGACGGTTTTCTGCATAGAGAGTGAGTCTAGGAAATCTTTCGCGGCTTTAAAAAGTTTACCGTTTCTAAAGTTTACCAAAGCAGACATCTTAGTTGCTTTAACGTCGTCCATTACGTCTTTTGTAGCCACTTCATATGTCCAAACTGTATTATTTAAAGCCCTCTGTTGCTCTTCGAGAAGATACTGTGCGCGTGACAATTCCTCCTTACGAACATTTCCAGGATCAACCGAGTCTCCCTTTTCGACTCCTGCACCGCCATTCGTGACATACTTCTCTCTGGCTTTTGGGCGATTGTCCTGCCACTTCTCTTTGTGCTTCTTGTAGTATTCGGCGTTATACTCAGATTCACGTTTTTTTTGTTCTGGAGACTTCCCCCAAGAATGACTGAGTTCTGCCAGAAAATCTTGTTTCATGTGTAAGCTCCTTATAATTTAGTGATTCCGGGATCTACTTCGACATTAAGTCGCCACTCAAGTTCCTTGATTGCTTCTTTCATCTTCTCATTTGCAATGGAGCTTGCTGGCGGATCGAAGATAAGCTTTACTTGCATGTAAATATATGATCGAACTTGCGGGAGCCTATTTGCAGGATAGTCGTCGCCAAGAAAGTCGTGCCACGTTTGTGTCTCGTCTGTTAGAATGAATTCAGGAGTTCCAACGCCCATCTGAACAAGATTCGCAAGATATGTGTTGGCATGAATCATGATGTCTTGGTCGAAATAATTGTAATCTGTGGCGGCTCCGCCAAGAAGTTTTCGCAAACTTGCTAAGATGGATTCGTCCATTTACTTGCCTCCTTTATTTTTTACCATAAAGGTATCTATTACCAACGTCTCTTAAATGATGACCGCTTCTGTCATGAAGTCTATTTCTATTAGTTAGGCTCTCCACTACACCTTCATAGATCCAACCCTCACCGATTATCGCTTTGGCCTTATAGAATTTGCGATCTGTCCAGTCATATGTGACATTAGATTCGTCGATCTCAATGACTTCGCCATTTTGAATTTCACCAACGACATCTTCTGAAATTTGAGTAATCCATGGAGCTCGTCTCAGAGATGCTTTCTTACAATTGGCGATTTTTACTTTAGTCATAAGACGATATCACCTCCAGGGAATTGTATCATTTGGTGTTCTATCCGCAGGTCTTCGAGATTTAACTAGATCCATGTTTCCATAGTGAATCATCTGATGCGTGTCAAATGAAACACAGACAACGTTGTTTGGATCGAATACACAAATGTCTCGATTAAGGATGTTCTCAATTGTGATTGGGTTTAGGTGATGGATGTAAAGACCCTTATTTATTGGGTAGTCTGGATGAGCTAAGTCACAGCCATGATCTCGAACGACTATTTCTCGCCTAAACTTCTGCCATTCATAGGAATGATAGAGCGTTTGGTTTAGATGCCTATGTGAACCAAATGTTGCAGATCCTGGTTGACCGTTTAGAAACAGATACTCCAAGCGCTCATCGAATGTCGGCAGCGATATAAGCTCTTGGTAGGTTCGGATCATTTTGACAACATCCTTTCGGTTTATTCAAGCCACTTTTCATAATTCACAAATGTACCTAATTCAGGATCAGTAAATCTTTCAAATTCTTTAAACCCCATCTTTTCAGCAAGGCGTCGAGAACCTTTATTTTCTTCAAGAGCTGACCAAAGAATTGGCTTATCCCAATCCAAAGAACTTTTATTCTTTTCAATCCACTCGATTCCTCGCTTTGCGGCTTTTGTAGCGTAACCTTTTCCTCGATTTTCTTTTCCACCCCTGATTCCAAGTGAAACGTTGTATACCTCGTTATACTCGTCAATATTAAAAAACGACATCGGAATACTTCCTGATTTAATAATTGTCGAATGAACCAACCTTGTGGCATCTCTATAATCATCGGTTCCTTTATACCCGTGTTCATATCCCAACAAACGAAGATCATCTTTGCTCATGGAATTGATTATACTTTCGAGTGATGGATCAACTCTATGGGTTCTAGAAACGTTACCGTATCGTTTCCGCCCCTCATCAGTCAAAGAGCCGTCGGTGTTTTGGTATCGTCTTACACCCCACTTTTGGCCTTTAATTCCATGGTGTGAGAGCGAGGTGTTCGAGTTTTGTGTGAGTTCTATTAGAAAATCGTGTTTCATTAGTTACTCCTCATACTCTTCATAAGGTGTCTGACCTTGATATAATCGCATTGCGTTGATAGCATCGCCATAAAGGGCCTCAACCCTCTTGGCGGATTCGATTGCTTCTGTCTTTGCTTCCAGATTTCGCATCTGCTTCTCCATCAATTCCTGTTCGAGCTGCGCCTTGGTTGTGCCGAGCTTCAGGTAATGACAGATTAGCTGATTTGACGCTGTTCCATCCAGTAATTTTTCTTCAGCCAAATCCATGGCCAAAGAAATCAATTGATTCTCTCTTGCTTCAGGAGTCTTTGCTGGAGGGAGGCGTCTTTTAGCACCACTTTTGTTTGTGTTTGCCATAGTTTCTTACCTCCTTATAAGACTTTTATCTATCTAATATCTAGTTTTCATGTCCTTTCTACAGCGTTTGGGAGACTTTTCAAACGCGAAAGGAGTACACGTTTGTGCGGGACGGACGATAACACGGACTGTAGATTGGAGGCTCCCCCAAACGCTATAGACAAGACATGAAAATTCTATGGGAAAATATAAAAAATCTTCCGCCGGAATATTTCCGGAG